TGTAAAATTTAATTTTTATATATATTTAGAAAAAAATATTCCCAACCAATTTTGCCCAGTCTGCATTTTTTCGCACCGATTTATGTCTTTTTTTTTCTTTTTTTTGTGAATATGTATAAAAACAGAGAGAAATTGTTATTTTTTTTTATATATTTTTGCTATTTTTCATGGTTTTTGGGTCTATTGATTTACAAATATTTACTACACTAATTCCTATTGAATTACGTGCACCTATTGATTTACAACATTTTACACAACTAACTTCTATTGATTTACGAGCATCGCCGCGAAAACAACTAAAACACAACATTTTTACCCCACTAAAACTTTTAAAATCAGTAAATATGATTTAAATATGCTAAATATCTATATATATAATGTATTCTCTCAAAAATAAACGTGCCATACAATTCTATGAAAACCACCCTGAACTTGATTTTGACGCAGTTAATCTTATTTTTGTAGATCTTCTTGAAAAACTTCTCAGCAATATGTCAAGTACGCTTAATGAAAATTTATCTGTTGACATGCTTAAAGAAATTTCTGCTAATGTTTCCCAACATTCTCTTCTTTTAAAAACAATAGATGAGAGAACAAAGGATAATCTCTCTTCTATCAAATCAAATATTGATTCATCTGTATCTAACCAAAAAGATTCTATTATTGCTAGTATGAGAGAAGTTGTTAATAATAAAGAAAATAATGATGCACAATTTTTACACAAGATTATTTCTGAGAATCACGAACTTCTCTCCGAGAGAATCAACAAAAACCTTGAAAATCTCCCTAAAGAATTACAAACATCTATTGTCTCTAAAAGTGATATTACTGAAGAATTAACCAAAACACATGCCTCTATATCTGAAGAAATTGCTAAATTTTGTTCATCGCAAAACTCCCCTGCTTCTCTCACAGAAAATATCTCTTCTCTCATAGAATCCAAATATAATGAACTTAATACTTCCCTCTCCACACGGGTTGAATCTGTTCTCTCTTCTGCAACAACCACAAATAATTCTACTTTATCTGATATTTTAGAGAGACTAAAACCCATGCTGTCTGTGGAAGAATACTTTCGCACAAATAATAATTCTAATATTAAGGGCAAACGCGGAGAGAACAAACTAGAACCCATTCTCTCCCAAATTCTCCCGGAAGCAAATATTATAAACTCTTCCGGTTCTGCTGAGTCGGGGGACTTTATCATTGAGAGAACAAATAAACCAACGGTGCTTATCGATACAAAGGATTATAATACATCTGTTCCTAAGAAAGAAGTTGACAAAATTATTCGCGATATAGAGAGAAGGAAATGTTGTGGCATACTTCTCTCCCAAAACTCTGGCATTTCTCTAAAATATGATTTTGAAATTAATGTTCACAATAATTATGTTGTTATTTTCCTACATAATGTAAAGTATAATGAAGAAAAAGTGTCTCTAGCAATTCAAATTATAGATATGCTTTATCCTATCGTACAACAAAATGCAAATACAGAACACGAATCCATTTCGTCCGAACAACTTAATACTATAAATAAGGAATTTCAAGAAATTATTTCTCAAAAGCGAAAAGTAATTGAACGAATAGAACAACACAATAAGGAAATTATTAAAAGTATCAGCAAAATTGATATGCCTACTCTTTCATCCCTCCTTACTTCCAAATTTTCTCAAAGCGAAAAATTAAATTATGTTTGTGATATCTGTAATGATTATGTCGGAAAAAATTCCCGCGCACTTGCAGCACATAAACGTGGTTGTTCAAGAAAGCAAAATCCTATTATTGTCGTTGATACTTAACCAAGTTCAGTTATCTGTACGGGACGTACACTATCTAAAATATCTTTTGGAACAGCATATGTCGTTTGTTCTGCACCAATTATAATTGTTACAAACCATTTTTTATCCCTCTCAAAAATATTATATTGTACTGATTTCATTTGCGATGGTTGTGGTGTCGGTTGTGATTGGTATGTTTTTCGTGGCAGCTGTGGTGAGCTTTCATTTCCAGAATCAGAATCTAATCCTATACCACCACGCATTGTTCTTTGTCTATATCTTTTTGTCCCACTTTTCTTTTTCCCTACAGTTTTTTTTGCGGTTCGTCTTCTTGCCGATTTTGCCATATATAGTATATAATAAATTAATTTAGAAAAGTAATACCAATAATATATTATGCTTGTTGAATACGTTTGGCTTGATGCTCGCGGCAAGACACGAAGTAAAACACGTGTTATCGAAACACCTAAAGGAGCAGATGAAAAGAAAAATGTAGAAATTCCTTTGTGGAATTTTGATGGATCCTCTACTGGTCAAGCAGATAATAATAAAAGTGAAATTATTATTCGCCCGGTTGCGGCATTTCCTGATCCATTTAGAGGAGGTGATTGTATTTTGGCGCTTTGTGAAACTCTTAATCCAGATATGTCTCCACATAAAACTAATACACGTCACATTGCATCGTCTGTTTTTGATAAACATAAACTACTTGAACCTCTTTTTGGTATTGAACAAGAGTTTTTTATTGAAAAAAATGGAACTATGATAGCATTTAGCGATCCAGAAAATCAACCCGCCCCACAAGGTAACTATTATTGTGGAACAGGCGAGCATGCACACGGTCGTAATGTTATTGAAGCAGCGTTTAAACGTTGTGTTGTTGCTGGACTCACATTAACCGGTTTTAATGCCGAGGTGGCGCCATCCCAGTGGGAGATCCAGGTCTGCGCGTCTGGCATTAACGCTGCCGACCAACTTGTTATCCTTCGGTACATCCTAAACAGAACAGCTGAATCGTTCAACGTGTCTATTAATTATCACCCAAAACCTCTTTCGGGTGACTGGAATGGTTCTGGATGCCATGTTAACTTTAGCACAAAATCTATGAGGGACAAAGATGGTCTCTCTGTTATACAAAATGCTATCAAAAACCTGGAAGACAACCATTCTTATCATATGGAACATTACGGACGTGATAACAAGTTGAGAATGACCGGCAAACACGAAACGTCGTCGTTTGATACGTTTACACACGGTGTCGCCGATCGTGGTGCTAGTGTCCGCATTCCATTCAACACATTTACGAATAAAGCAGGTTATTTAGAAGACAGACGACCAGCATCTAATATGGATCCGTACGTTGTAACTAGACTTATTATGGAGACGTGTGCCGATTAATTATTTTCTTTTACGTTTCGTTTTTTTTACTTTTCGCCTCTTACGACGCTTTGTTTTTCGTTTCCCGCCTCTCATTTGGCGAACCAGTCTTGCTGCGTCTTTATATTTTTTTTTTGTCTTTTTCATATTTTTACTTTGTTTTTTTTTAGACGATCGCACAATTATGTTTTCTGAACCCGGCACTGATCTAAAAGTTTCTCCATTTTGTCCCAACCCCATTATACGCGGAGGCGCAAATGAACCAAAATGTTCTCCCAAATCTGTTAACGGTTCTGGTTCGGAATCTTCCCATTGTGGTAATGGTGGCAGTTCGTCATCTTCCATATACTATATAAATAAAAAAAATATATAGTATATGATAAATTTATTTATTAAAAAACAAAAAATAGCATACCATGTCATTGTTATTCTGTTGTTTGCTCTTATTAATATGGTTGTTGCAAAAAAGTACGGAACGGACGGAGATAAAAAAAGATTTTCTACCTTTGAAAACTGTTTGTACTTTAGCACAATTACACACTCCACTGTTGGATATGGTGATCTTTTCCCAGAATCTAAAGCGCTTCGGCGTGTTGCCATGCTTCACATTTTTGTAATGTTGTCTATCGTATTTTCAATTCAATAAGTATAATAAGTATAAAATTATATTTTATTATATTTTAGCAAATTATAATGGCATCAGACAATGAATTAGAGAACGGTTTAGCGGGAGAATCGTCAACTGATACCAATCTTGACGCTTCCACCGAAACAACACCTGTTTTACCAAAATTTAATTATCCAGAATGGTATAATGAACAACAACACGGATTTTATAAAAGAACCATCGTGCGCCTTCAAAAACTTTTCAAAATGAATGTCGCAGCAGCAAAACACTACGAAAAAGTAAATTTTTATATATTTGGACCGTCTATATCTATAACTATCCTTAGCAGCATTTGCAGCTTTCTTAGCACAGCAGACGTTTTAAATCAAAGTACTAAAACTGGATTTGGAATGACAGTAGGTATTTTGACTATTTTGTCTACTGCTTTACAATCTGTAGCAGGCACTTGCCAATATAAATCACGCAGCGAAGCATTCCGAATAGCAGCAGATCAGTATGAACAACTGTTAACGAGACTACGATTTGAATGTGCTATGCCAAATGAAGAGAATTTTATTTCAGAACTGGAAGAAAAAATATTGGAGGTTCAGAAGAAAAATTCATATTTCCCCCCAGATAATATAAGTTCTAAGTATAATATAAATGAAACTAACATCGTCCAATTATAATAAAATACTCAATTATTATAATAAACACGTTCCTAAAACTATACGTAAAAAGAGAGAACGAACTGAAGACGTTATGGCTAAAAAAATGTGTTCATGTATAAAAAAGGTTAAGGGGTATGAACGAAATACACGCAAAAAGAAAGCACTAAAAGAAAAAAGCAAAATCGCCATATGCAACAAAAGCATCTTTAGGAACAGAGGACTTAAGTACAATCGCATCACTTGTAAAAAACGTGCCAAGTTTGTTGGTAATAAAAAAACCGGTGTGAGACTTAGTAAAACCCGACGCAATATTTTTTAGAACCTATATTTTTTACATTTTATTAATGTATTTCTACGTTTCCGTGATTTTCTACGTTTCCGTGATTTTCTACGTTTCCGTGATTTTCTACGTTTCCGTGATTTTCTACGTTTCCGTGATTTTCTAACGCCACCTTTCGCTGGACCCAAAGGCGAGAAATCGTCTGCAGTATCCATAGGCACGCCTTCATCATTATCAGCGTGTGCCGCTTCAGGTGGTTGGGGCATATCAAGCAACTGAAGTATTTGATTTGGACCTTGTGCTGTTGCTTGTTCCGCTGTTTGTAAAGGATTTGGTTGATTCTGTATTTGATCTGCATCCAGTGCGAGCGTTGGTTGGGCGTATGGTAGTTGATTGTTCATATATTAAACAAATATAATATTTTTGTTTATAATTAGTATTTAAACTATCTATATTAATTATAGTATGGTAAAACCAAATCAGAATAAAATTAAAAATATGCAAGAACAGAAAAAAAAAATGAAGGAAAAAATTAAACAACGAAAAAAAGAAATTGAGCGTAGAATTGAAAAAGAAAAAAATAAAAAACTAGAAAAAAATAAAAAACTAGAAAAAAATAAAAAACTAGAAAAAAATAAAAAACTAGAAAAAAATAAAAAACTAGAAAAAAATAAAATTTCTGAAAAGAAAAAATTTGGAATTCGTTACAATTTTTATTATGAGGGTGATGAAGAGTTTGAAAATTCCCTAACGAATCTTACATTTTTCATTAACCGAACTCTTGATAATACTTTTTGGAAAAAACCCAAAGATGTAAATAAAAAAATATTTTTTATATTTGTTATTAATACGCCACTAAATGGATTTATTATTCCTAAATTTAACAATGTTGTTGTTATTGAAAATTATGATAATGAAATAATTGATACAAAAACATTATTTACAGAACGTTTTAATATTGAAGTTGACGATACATTTACTGTTGACAGTTCATTTTCTGGACCATTCATTGATCCAAATCCAAATACTTTTTGGTTTAATAAACTGTCTTCATACGCGGTTGAAGAACTAGAACCTATATTTTTAAAAACAAATAACAATACAATAAACGACATTAGTAGAATTCTTAACTGGGAAAATCCTGTAACAGAAGAGGTTTTACCAGTGCCAGGTATTAACTACGCCATATTTTGTCATTATGATGAGAATAATTTCATACAAGATTATGTTTTTACTGAACTTTGTTGTCTTCAAAAACTAGGGTACATAATTATATTTAATACAACATCTTCTAAACTTACGAATGAATTTAAACTTTGTGATTTAGTTGAAAAAATTAATTATATTGAAAATATTTCTATCGGAACAGAATTTAATATTTTACATAGAAACCTAACTCATCTTAATAACGACAACGTTAAATACGATAATATATTATTTGTAAATGATAGTGTATTATTTCCAACGAATGGTCTAGCTAATATGAAGGAAACTATTATTAATATGCAATCTCATGATATATGGGGGCACTGGGATGAATATATGCCCACTTCAAAACTACAATTTATTTATTCTTGCTTTTATCATTTTAATTTTTCAGTATCACAAGATATTATTGCTTATCTTAATGAATGGTTACCCAGATGTACTAATCGCACAGAATATATTAATTATGTAGAGTGGCGTATGCCAAATTATCTATTTAATAAAAAATATAACATTGGTTCTGTTACTGTTTTTAACAGTTTAAACATTAGTAATCCAAAATTTAATAAAATAGTAACGCATAGTCCTTCTGTTGTTGGTCGTTGGATATTTAGACCAGAAACATTTGCTATCAAATTTAAATACATATTATTCTTTCTTAATAAAAATTCACAATATTTAACACCGCAATTTTGGTATCTAACCAGATTTTTATATGTTGGTGATAATAAAGTTAATTATTATCATAAAGAAAAATCGGGATTGTATATATCCAGGATTTATTAAAATGATGTGTTGTTACGACTTTATAATTATAATTTTATATTTTATGTTTCGTAATGATATTGTCATACTAGCGTGTTATCCGCACAATCTAATATATTGTCATACTCTATTTAATCTTATAAAACTGAAATTTAAACATATATTTTTTATTTACAGTGATATAAATAATTTTGATATAAATAAAAGTTATCATAGTTCTCTTTTTTCAAAAAAGAATGTTTCTATTATAGAGATTGATAATATTGGATATGATTTTTATAAATATTATCGTGGATTTAAAGAAATAAAAAGACAAAGCATGACTTTTAATAAAGTCTGGTGTATAAATGATAGTTTTTTTATTGGTAACTGGAAATACTTTTGTAACCAATATAAAAAAACACGGGGGGATATTATCGGTTGTTACAAATCTAGATATATCAAACGACATATTCAATCTTTTTTACTTATTATCAATGAAAAAATTATGAATTTATATTTTGATTTCTTTGAAAAATATAATAATTTTACGGTTATTGATACTGAAGAAAAAAAAAATAAAATTATTCATGATATAGAAATTAATTTTAACAATGATATTATTTGTAGACCGGACGTAAGATTTGATACCATTTTTAAATTTATTGATAATCAATATTCACCGTGTATACACCCAGGCGTGTATTATGGATTTAGAGATACTATTTATAAATCAAATGCTTTTTCATTTTGTAATAAATATAATATGCAAACATCATACATTACAAATTTTATTAAACATAGGAATTTAGATGATAAAATCCTTTTTTGTTTTTTAGTATTTGATGATTTTAAACTTCTTCTTGATAGAAATAAAACTTTATTAGATTCTAGTAACATTCATTTTATAAATATGATGCTTAAAAAAAATATAAATTTTAATAATATTCCAAGATTACTCTATGTCATCATATCTACATTTAAGAATAAATATTATAATACTAATTTTATTCATAAGTTTATTTTAAATTTTAAGAATATGTAGACATTATATGACCACAAATCATATAATTAAAAGTAACAATAAAGTATGTTGTGTTACTACATTTAATAAAAAACAACTGGGTGAATACGCGCAGTGGTTTTTAAAAACATATAATTTACCATTTGATCTCATTATTTATTCTGAAGATATGTTAGATTTATCAAATTATAATCCCAACTTTAAATTTGAGTATATTTATCACGATAAAGAATTTGAAAAATTTCAAAATAATTCTACTATAGATTCAAATAAGATTACAAAACTAGAAAAATGTAATTCACAGTGTCCTTTTTATTGCCTACATCATTTTAATCAAAATAATAAATCACATTTATGTATTCAAAAGTACTGCAATAAACCTAAAATATCTAGTTCTGGATATTGTAATAAGTGTCTTGGTGGTAATGATGAGGTTGTTAAAATGACAAAGCGATTCAGTTTTAAGATATTTGCGCTTAAAAACGCGTATATTAAATATAAAAATAAGTATAATTATATTTTTTGGTTAGATTCTGACATTAAATTTAATCAATCCAAAGAGAGAATGCATTTTTATATTATGGATAAATTATACAATATTAAAAAAAATAATATGATGTTTGGATATTTTAAACGATTAAATACCTATTTAGAAGCAGGTGTAATGTTATTTAACACTAAACATAATCTTACAGGAAATTTTCTAGAAGATATGTGCAATTTATACTTATCTGGTCGTATTTATAAAATTCCACAAACACACGATGCTTTTGTGTGGGATTATATGAGGAATTGTTATGAAATACTTTTTTATGTGAATAATATTGATTTTTCAAACAATATCTGTAGTATAAAAAACATAACAGGCAACTGTAACGTTATTAACTATACAATATTTTCTAATTTTCTTAGTCATTATAAAGGACCACGAAAAAGTAATATGAAACATTAAGTTAATAATTTTTTTATTTATAATATTCATATTTTATGGTAACTATTTACTATATAGTGTCTTCTATTACGTTTTTACAGTTTTACATTCCATTGGTTATTGAAGCAACTAGATTAGGATACAAAAATACTTTTATTGTAAGATTAAACTATAAAATGTATGCAAACCCTCTGTCAAAAACAAATATTATTACACTTAATTACTATTTAAAAAAGTATAATATTCAACAAATTAGGTACGATGAGGTTGATATTGAAAGCATAAAAGGCGTTGTTTTTACAATTGATGGTGACATTTATGGTCCGCCACGCGATATATTACTAATAGGGAACTTATTATTTCCACTTAACTCTGAAAAAACCTTAAAAATATCTATGACAGAACATATGAACTTTATGTCTTCGTATCATGCATATATTGATAAAGTTGATTATTGTATATTTTCTAACACACACTTATTACAACAGTTTGTATCTAAAAGCGATTCTATTAAAATTTCCGATGACTATACACTAACCCTAAATAAATCTTTTAATAATCCTAAAAACTTATTTTTAGGTAATACAAAATTTGATAATATTCCTTCGGAAAAAGAAATTTTTACAAGATTTAAATTAAATCCCACAAAAAAATATTGTTTATTTCTCTTCCCAAAAGAGAGAACTCATTTTACTTCTGAACATATTCTTAATATTTACTCTCATCTAAAACGAATAGGGTTTACAATTATTGTAAAAGCGCGTCCCAAAGATAAACCCATTGACTTAAAATTAAGAGGAGATGTATACGTTAATGGTGAATTTTACCCCAACGATTCTGTATCACTTATGAAAATATCTAATTTATGTATTATTTCTAGTTCGTCGGCAAACGAAGAGACTATTTTTAGTAAGATACCATGCATTGATCTCATATCGGATCTCCGTAAATATGAACGTAACCAATATTTGTTGGATGATAAGGTGTATATACGTATTGAAAATGATCATTGGAAAAATATATCATTCAAAAAATTTATATCTGTTGTTAATAAATTAGAGAGAAAAAACTCCAATTATTTTGATAATATAAAAAAAAAATACTTATTTACACATAATAATACGTCGGTAAAAATTTTTGAATTTATAAGAAACAATCATAAGGATTTTTTATATTTAGAAAATTGATTGTTTACTATAGTAATGAATATATTCTGTGATTTCTATAATAACTTTTGTCATCAAAACAGAAATCTGTATCACTATAAAACCGAATTCTTAAAAGAGACAACTGATATTAATGAAATTATTGATATTTTAGAAAAATACAATATTTATTTGCACAATCAACTGTTTCACAAACAACTATATATTGAAAAAATTAATGGTAAATTAAAATTTTATGGTATTAAATCCTTTGCAAACCAGTATATTGGTCATATTTTATGGATTAATATACTTAATGATAGAGGCTTAATAAACGATTTTGAACCAATTATTTTGAATGTTAAATTTCGTAATCTTATTAAAGGTATCAGTAATGAAGACACTAAATATATTAGAAAGGGTAACAGTAAAGCACTTGGTATGTGTTATAATTCGCTCTATTTAGAGAAGGCATTTATACCATATTATCTAACATCACCCAGTTTTGCTAATAAAAACTTTAATTTAAACCTCCGTGACACCATTAATATGTTGATTAATGCTGATAAACCTATAAAATACAGTAAACTGCTGTTTCGTGGTTCAAACAATAATATTTACCGAAATTATCTTTTTAAACATTACAAAAATAGTCATTTTTGTGATTTTAAATCCACTTCAAATAATGATATTAGTCTTCCACAAAATTACATAGACTTTGAAAACTATAGTGATTATAAATATATATTAGACATTCCTGGTATAGATGGTCACTGTCCCAGACGTTTTTATCTATTTTTAATGAATAGGGTGTTATTTATACCAACAGATGACCCTAACAAATTATTCTTTGAAGTTTGGGATGATCCACCCATACCAAACATACATTATATACCATATTCTATGAAAAATCTAGATGATTTTGAGAGAAAGGTTAAAATCCTTGAAAAAAACGACGATATTTACAAAAGAATACAGAAAAATTGTTACAATTATGCAAAAACACATCTCACTTTTGATAAAATAGAGAAATATATGATAAATATTATTAATAATTAGTATATGATACGTGTTTTAATATTAATAGCATACGGGTTTTTACATAATGAACAAAATATCTATTCATATATTGACTTTATTGATAGTTTAAAAATACCCGATATTATTGTGGACGTTGTTATTTGTTGGAATAAACTCAATAATATTGAAAATCCTATAAAAATAAACAATAATTACAATTTCATCAATAAAATAGAAAATATTTGCATTGATACTCCATGCAAATATTCTACAAAAGCATATCATAGTTGGGGTAATGCCATAAAAATAGTCAATATTGATTCATATTCTAAATTCTTGTTTTTAAAGGATACCGACCTTTTTGACATAAAACGCAATATTTATTACATTTTTAACAATTTACACAGAAAAATCATTTTTTCCGACGTTATTATGACATATGATATTAACTTTATTAAGTGGAAAATAGCATATCTTAACAAAAATAGAGCAATTTTCCCAAGAACCAACTGTTTTTGTATCAATCTTAAAATACTTAAATATTTATTATCTTTTGACTTTTTTTTATCAAAAAACTTCCAATTAAAGCACAGACAGTACGATTTGATCAAGGTTTTGACTCGTTTTGATATTTTTATAATAAATCTGCATATTAGCAAAAAATGGAAGAGTATTACTGATCATGATACAACAAAACATCATCTTTTAGTAAACTTTTACAATTCCCAGTAATTTATTCTCTTCTGCTAAAAGAGGAACGTATTTTAAATGTTTTTCAATATCACCCACAATTTTATCCAAATCTGTCTCATATTTAAAATTCTTATTAATATCCTTCATTGTTATTACATCTATATTTGGATTCGATAACATTAATCTGCGTATATCACCATCTAGTAATATTCCTTCTATCTTTTTACCCATGATGTCCATAAACACACAACAACCAAAATTATACTGTGTCATTTTTAACAATATGTCGGTAAGTTTTATTTCGGATGCGTCGTTTATGTTTATCTTTGGAAATTGTGTGATCATACTATCTCTTATTGTTTTCAAATACTTTCCTATAGCACCAGATAAGTGGTTTTTTCTGTAATTTTCCACCGTTATTTTGCTCAAATTAACTATTCTGGTTGCTAAAATGTTCGTAAACAACAACTGTGCCATGGCGCTATTAGTGGGCACCGACGATATATCACCCATTTCTAACTCATTTAACAACGGCAATTCTATCATTAATTTACATTTTTTTTTGAATTTGTTTTCCTTTGTACAACATACACCCACCGTATGAGCTCCACGATCTGCTACCAATTCTATCAAATCCAATAATTCTGCTGTATTTCCACTGTTGCTAAAAAATAGAACCATGTCATTCTTTCGCACTGTTCCCACATCCCCATGAAATGCCTTTACTGCATCCAACTGAAAAGCACGTATCCCTACCGATTTTAATACGTCGCTGCAATGGAATGCCATATTCTCCGACTTTCCTATTCCTGTAAAATATATATTATTGTCTGATTTCATCGTTTCTAACATCATTCTTGCCAACCAATTTATACTAATTACATCAATTGAGTCTATCTGGTGTGTCATTTCTCTCTTTATTTCGTGTATAATACTCATATAATTTATCCGAGTATTATATTTACATAATTATTCCCCAATCGGGCAGTCGTGCTCTACCATCTCTCGCACCAATTGTTCAAATGTGTATTGCCGTTTCCACCCCAACTCTGTCTGCGCCTTTGTAGAATCACCCAACAACTCTTCCACTTCTGCCGGTCTGTAGTATTTCTCTGAAATAAATATAAGTTCTTTCCCAGTTTTTTCATCATAACCGATTTCATCCAAACCACTTCCTTTCCAGCATATATGAAATCCCCGCATCTTAAATGCAATCTCAATAAATTCTCGCACCGAATGATATTCATTTGTAGAGAGAATATAGTCGTCTGCTCTATCTGATTGTAACATTAACCACATTCCTTCCACGTAATCTTTGGCATGCCCCCAATCACGTTTGGCATCTATGTTTCCCAATATTATTTTATCACGCTCACCCTTCAAAATCATCCCTAACCCACGTGTTATTTTTCTTGTTACAAAAGTTGGTCCTCTACGAGACGATTCATGATTAAATAAAATGCCGTTACTAGCAAAAATATTGTATGCTTCACGGTAATTTTTTGTTATCCAATACCCATACATCTTTGCCACAGCATATGGTGACCTAGGATAGAATGGTGTTTTCTCGGTCTGTGGTACTTCTTGGACCAATCCATACAATTCTGATGTTGATGCTTGATAAAAACGTGCTATTTTTTCCATCCCCGATGTTCGGATTGCCTCTAATAGGCGTAATGTCCCCAAACCATCCACATTTCCTGTATATTCTGGCATTTCAAACGACACCTTAACGTGACTCATCGCGGCCAAATTATATATTTCAAACCGTAAGAGCGTGTCATATTTTGTTTTTATCTCTGAAAATATGTGCAAAATATTACCATTATCTGTTAGATCGCCATATCGCAATACTAACTTTTTATTATGATATAAATTCTCTATTCTAGCAGTATTTATGCTAGACGACCGTCTAATAATACCCCATACATAATAACCTTTTTCCAATAACAATTCTGCTAAATAAGAACCATCCTGACCCGTTATTCCTGTTATTAATGCTACTTTTGACATATTGTATATATCTCTTTTTTTTTTTCATTTTGAACTATATGAATATACTGGTAACTGGTGGATCCGGCCTTGTTGGACAAGCATTACAATCTATTTCAATGAATTATGATTATGATTTTACTTTTGTCAGTTCTAAAGATTGCGATCTTACTAATTATCAAGATACTTTACAACTATTTAATACAATTAAACCTGATTATGTTATACATTTAGCAGCATTTGTAGGTGGACTATTTAAAAATATGAAACACAAGGTAGAAATGTTTGAAAAAAATATTGCCATTAATTCAAATGTTCTAAAATGTGCTCATTTACTAAACGTTAAAAAATGCATATCGTGCTTATCAACTTGTATATTTCCTGATAAAACCACATACCCGATCAATGAAACGATGTTACACTCAGGTCCACCACACACATCAAACGACGCATATGCTTATGCTAAAAGAATGCTACAAATACAATCTAACGCATATAATGAACAGCACAATCGCAATTTTATATGTGTCGTTCCCACAAACATATATGGTCCACACGACAATTTTCACCTAGATGACGCACACGTTGTACCTGCTTTGATACACCAGTGCTATTTGGCAAAACAAAATAACAAACCGTTCATCGTTAAAGGTACAGGAACTCCCCTGAGACAGTTTATTTATTCTACAGACCTAGCCACACTCATTATGTGGACTGTTGAAACATATAATTTAAAAGATAGTCTCATTATCTCAGTGGGTGAAGAACAGGAAATATCAATCAGGGATATTTCCTATTTAATTGCAAAAGAATTTAACTACGAATACAATATTTTATTTGATTCAAAACAATCAGACGGTCAATTTAAAAAGACTGCTGACAACAGCAAGTTATTACAACATCACGGGCCATTCAATTTTACGCATATCAAGGACGGGATTAAACAAAGTGTGGACTGGTTTGTTCATAATCAAGATATATGTCGTAAATAATTTATGTTTATATACTCATTATATAATAACAGTTATAAGTAGTATGCAAGATACTAAAGATTTTATCGGTTATCTTAATCAACATAGTAAAATACTAATTCTTGGAAAGGGACGCTTCTCTCATTCTATCAACTTTGAAAAGTATGACTTGTGTATTGGCATAAAACAATCCATCGGTATACTACCAAACAAAGACGTATTATTTATGAATGATCTGGAAGGGCTGTTCGGCATTGAGCCGTATATCAAAGACATTAAGTATATCGTGTTTCCAAATGCCCCACATATAGCCAGTTCGCCAACTAAAACAAATCATAAAAAATTTACCGATTATCTACAACTACATAATTTCGCAGGTAAAATTATCAACTTTGAAATCCATTCTAACCCAAGTGCTCAGCGAAATCCGAATCTGCTTTTTGTGCCTAACATTACTAATTCTGGTGAAATATCATTGTTCTTCATTAATCAGTGCCAAAATAGAAAAAATATGAATATTTTTGTTTTGGGTATGTATACTTCTCTCTACGACAACCCCAAAATATCAAATCTTATTTCCAATTGCAATCCTCATAACGATTATTTACCCCTCTATAAATCATATGTTTATCGTATTTATTCTAATAAAGTAAAACAAAATACAAAAATGATTAATGTTGCTGCAGATTTCAATAAAAGGCATGGTTTTTATAAAAACTCTCAACAAGAAGATCCATTCTTTATTGTGAGATCATCAATTAATAATAAATACTCTGATTTAAACATTAAGTTTTTTAAATAAGTATGACAAAAGTAGTTTGTTTTATTCCAGCACGATACGAATCCTCCAGATTGCCAGGCAAACCCCTTCTAATGATAAACAATAAACCCATTATACAACTTGTATACGAACAAGTCAAAAAATGCAAGATGATTAATGATATTTATATTCTTACGGATGATGAACGTATCAGATTTAAATGTGAATCTTTTGGTGCAAAGTGTTATATAATTAATAAAGAATGTCTCAATGGAACTGAGCGCATTGTTAACTTTATCAAATTGGAACCGTCCATATGTGACATTGTTGTTAATGTCCAGGGTGACGAACCGTTCATAAATCATCAAAATATTGATAATTGTATTCTCAATTATATATACCAAAAAAAACATAATCCTAATATGATGTGTTCCACGTTACATTTTAAACACACGGATATAAATGAAATTTCTAAACGGTCCAACGGAAAACTGGTGCTTGATAAATATAACAATATAATGTATTGCTCCAGAAACATTATACCTGGTTTAAAAAAAACAAACTACGATGCGTCTGTTACTTACTATGGACATATTGGAATATTTGTATACGATAAAAATTATATTCTAAATGAATATCTTGACTCAAATACACCATATCAACTCGCGGAAGATATAGAATGGCTCAAAATTCTTGAAGATGGTTATAAAATAAACTCTGTTCTTGCGGTTGAACATGAACGCGGTGTTGACACTCCCGATGATTATAAGTATTTAAAGGATAAATATGAAAATTAATATAAACTCATTTTTATACATAGTATATGTCTATTACGTATGAAGAACTCAAAGATAATTTTTTTATTATGACTGGTCCTAATGTGATTGAATCAGAAGAACACGTTATGAAAATGGCTACTGAAATTAAACATATTATGGATAAATTCCCTACTGTGAAATTTATTTTCAAAACATCGTTCGATAAAGCAAACAGAACATCTGCCAAGTCATATCGTGGCGTTGGAATAGAGGAGGGTATCCGTATACTAAAACGTGTAAAACAAGAACTTAACGTACCCATTATCACCGATATACACGAATGTTGGCAAGCACCATTTATTGCTGAAGTTGCAGACATTATTCAAATTCCAGCGTTTCTTTGTCGCCAAACTGATTTATTACGAGCAGCAGCACAAACCAACAAAATTATTCATATTAAAAAAGCACAGTTCGCATCAACAGATGTCCTACACAAATGTAAGGAGAAAATACACGCTTTCGGAAATCATCGGGTCATTTTATGCGAGCGTGGTAGTATGTATGGGTTTCAGGATCTCGTAGTCGACCCCCGCAGTCTTATATGGTTGAAAAGTAATTCAAATCTTGTTAGTATGGATATCACACACTGCCTTCAACAACCAGCAAAAATTATGCCAGACGGTACAATATGTGCGGGTGGGTTGCGTGAACTTATCCCTGAAATGGGTAAATTAGCAGTGCTATTTGGCGTAAATGGTATTTTTATGGAAGTCCATGATAATCCAGACGCATCGTTATGTGATGCTCCCACACAATTCCCACTTGATAAACTGGAAGATTATGTTTCAAAACTTGTTAACCTGCGTGATTTTTGTTTGACACAAATTTAATTATACAACTGATCTACCCACACTTTGTTCCCAATCATGCTCTTTTCGGTCTTCATTCATATTTCTATCTATTGTAGCATTTAAAATATAAGATTTCATATCAGATTGCTTCATATAGTGTAATAATGCAAATGTATCTTTTGGAAAACATGTCCCTCCAAAACCAATCTTACCATCTGGACCAGGAACGCTTGTGTGCGACATACCGATTCTCTTATCTTGTGCCGCAATTGTTCTTACATTTTCATAGTCTATATTGTTTAACTGACATAACTTATATAATTCATTACAGTATGATGTCTTTACTGCCAAGAATGTATTTCTAAAATATTTTACCATTTCTGCTTCTTTGTTAGTTAACCACTGAATTTTATTATATTTGATACACTTATTTACATAACAAGTAGTTATCAACGCTTCTATTGTTTCTTTAAATCCATAATCCTTTTCTGTACCAAGTAAACCATATATCCATAATTCATTGTTTATAAAATCATTTTTTGAATTTCTTTCTGTCAAAAATTCAGGCATAAAATATACATTTAATTCATCACATGTGCCAGGTGTAACTGTAGAGCGTACTACTATATAGTTTTTATATTCTATTTTTTTCAAATCATTCAATACTGATTTTACTATATCAATGTTAGGTGTACCATCTCTGTTCATGGGTGTTGGAACAGAAATGAATACTATTTTACAGTCATTTAAATCTGTTATTTTTGTCCCATTTGGTTCACATAAGTCATCACATTTATCATAACATATAACTTCCACATTATCATTTCTTAATTCACCCATTGCTTTCCCAATAAATCCATTTCCGATTACTCCTATTTTCATATATTTAGTTTACATTATTTATTCCTAAAACATTTTTATATATTCTCCATTTTTTTGCATAATGTTCATCTATATCTCGCTTTGGTACCCAAGTTTCAAACCACGGACCACCTGTGGTAAAATGTATGTTTTTCGGATATATATCTGGGTCTGAATGACCGTCCAACCAGTTCCATTCTTCGGGTAGACTGCCTATTTCATCATCATTTAACCACTTAAAATTATGAAGCCAATTTCCACTCTTGGTATTAACATCATCCACTGTCAAATTTAAATTGGAAGGATGACCACAGTTCCACAACATAAAACTGGACCAATTCTTTCTTGAATAATTGGTTTGAGGGCATCCATACATCTTGGTATCTTCACTTTTCTCATAATTATGCTGTACAACTTGCACCGGTGGAGCATCATCTGTTGCATAGTTACGAAACAATTCGCACGGATCTGCCGTAAAAAACATATCACAATCCATAAATAATGCAAACCCTTCATATTGATTCAGATGTGGTACCAAAAAACGTGTGAAACTAAATTCTGTTGAAAATGGTTTTTTATCAAATGCGTCTCGCATAACACCATCCTGTTTCTCACCCCAACACGTTGAAACTGTATCAGGTGCCCTACGATATAATCCGATTCTCCGAAGCGCAGTCATATTTAATGTCACAATATTTAATGGGTAAGATGATGCTGTCTTTATGGTGTCTATCAACACATCTACCGCTTCTTGTTCTCTCGGGTCGTAACCGATATATATAGTATTTAATTTGTCTATAAATTTTCCATTTTGATTTTTAACAGACATATAACCATTTACCATACATATCAAAAATAATGTATTATCCTTTTTCAAACTTATAACCAAACATTAAAAATTCCTTTTTATGTTTATTATATACTATTTTTTTTGTTTCATTGTCATAATAATGACTGTAATGTTTATCTTTCGGTCTATGTTGAGACTTATAATTTGGCAATTTAACTGAACTATTTATATTTAATGTTTTACATAACTTTTTTATATCATCTCTTAAATTTTCATATCTTATATATACATCACACTGAGGAACCTTATTAATTGAATATCTATTTAAATTATATGCTTTACTATCACTTTTACAAAATTCTTTAAATGTTCCTTTAAAAGAACCCCCTCCTACTTTAAAAAAATATGCTGAAACCATTTTATCATATGGATTTCGTACTACACAAAATTTTAAATATTTATCATACTTCTCTTTACCTATAATATTTAAAACTGATCGTATACATGTGTGTGAACCGAGATGATGCCATGTAGTTTTTCCTTGTCTTTCTTTTTTACCACCCCTAACACCAATTATATCATTTTTATTTTGACACCATTTTTCAAAAAATACTTCTACGCTAGTGCCACCGACTTTATAATTTTTTATATATATATATTTTTTTCCGTGAGATACTAAAACCATATATATATATATATATTATTATCTACGTTCTTCAACTACCATCCACCATTCCTATAATAAATTTTATCTCTTGAATCAAGTATTTTTTCATTTTTATAATCTACGTAACAAGATGTCGTACCGGTTTCACCCTTGTATTCCTGAAATAAAAAGACACGCTCGCCACATTCTATAATTATATCACACGTATGATTGCAATCCCAACCTGTAGATTTATCAGTTCTTTTAACCACTAATATATTTGCTTTAATGATAAAATCAAATGAATCACTATATTTATTTTCGCTCAATTTAACATTATATTTAACGTCTGATGGAAAATAATGTAAATCTATTCGTTTTGTATTTGATTTACATGACCCTATTGTCACTGGTATCTTAACTTGGTTCATATTATATACTTTTTCGGATTCAACTGTTCCTCTGATATTATATTTTATACACTTGTGCATATCATAAGTTGGCCCACTCTTGTATGTATGTGGATTATTTAATAAAAACGATAGTATAAAACATAATATAAGCGGACTTCTCTTATATTTAACCACCATAAATGCTTGAAAAATAGATTTTCGTTTGAAATTAAGACACGAATAAAATGTGTTATCATCATCTAAAATACTAATACTCTTATGTGGTATAAGATCAACATCGGCATATACACCTCCTTCTATATACAACTTACACAATCGCCATAAATCTGCCTTATACTTACCTTCCGGTATTTGTTTAAATAATGTTGAAATGTATTTGTTGAAATTCTTTTCTATAAAGTCAATACAATCGGGATTTAAACTTACTTCAATTTTATATCCACCATTCAACTTTCGCCAACGCTTGGTTACAAATTTGGGTAATTCCTTTTTATATGTCATATAGATACTTTTATTCATATTTATTTACTAACATATTTATTCCTTCATCAAAACTTATTTCGGCTGAAAACGATACTCCTAACTTTTTTGGTTCATCGTACTCTCTTGTTAAAGGGTATACCGATGAATTAATGCACTTGTTTGACACGTCTGTTTTAAATCTCCGTATCCGAATGCCCATCGTCTCTCAAGATTGTCCTAGAAACTTTATTAGCAAAATCATCAAGTATGAAAATATTTGCAGCATTCCTAATTCTATGACTGTTTTAGACGAACTTTTACCATTGGCACTTGAAATGTCTCTTGATAACCAAACTGGAACTATCAATCTTGTTAATCCGGGTGTCATTTCACACAACGAAATTCTCCAAATATACAAAGACAATGTAGATCCATTATTCAAATGGAAAAATTTTACGATAGATGAACAAGATTCTATTTTAGCAGCAGAGCGGTCGAATAATCGTCTTGATACAACAAAACTAGAAGAATTATTTCCCAATGTACGACCCATCAATTTGGCAGTTACTAAATGTTTAAAAAATTGGTCCAAATCTCATTAATTTATTATTTTTTTATATTAGATGAATTCACAAAGAAACACTAATATAAAAAAAAAGAAAAATATAAAAAAGAATATTAATAATGTACCAGCAAAAAAAATATGTATATTTCATTGTGGTGATATGAAGACATTTAAGTACCTAATCAAAAAATTTCCAAAAATTAGTGAAATGAAACTAATTATATCATATTACAATAGAAATTATAGAAAAATACTAAAAAAAATTAATAATCTTAATATTTTACATTTAGTTAAAGTTGAAAACAATGGTATGGATATTGGTCCATTTCTATTATGTATTAAATTTTTGCTTACTAATACACACTTATACAATAATAAAACTACTTTTTTTAAATTTCACACAAAATCTATTTCTAAAAGTAAACAGTGGACAATCTCGTTGATTAGAGATATAATATATTGTAAAATAAAAAACAATAAAAAACCCATTATGATTGGTTCAAACTCATATATTTATAATAATAACAAACAAGTTAATTACCAAAATCAAAAAAATATTTTTGATAGAAACATTAAAAATAATGATTTCAAACAATATTTTAATACATATAACAATGAATTTATAAGTAATAACAGTTCCACAAATAATAAATTTACAGATTTAAAATTCAATCATACCTTTTACAAAAATTACGAGCCAGATCTGAATGAATCTAGGTACGATTTAATTAAACATTGGAAAAAGCACGGTAAAAATGAGTATCATAGAATGTCAAATGTAAACTATATTAAAAAGTGGGCAACCAAAAAAAATTTTTTTGTAGCAGGAACAATGTTTGGATTTAATGAGTGTTGGTTAAATATTTTTAAAAAATATAATTTAAATTATGAATATTCTATACTTGAAACTGGGAATATTAAAAATTATTCTGAAACTAATATTCATGCATGGGAATATTATTTTGGGACTCACACATATTTAAATAATGGACTTATAAAAGGTTATAAAAATAATAAAATTAAAAAAAAATACAAATCTAAAAATAATAAATTTCCTATTTTTTCTAAAATAAATCGCCCATTTAGTGAAGCAAAAATTGCATTTTTTTTATTAACTCCGTGTCATTCAGCTTCTAGCGGAGGATATAGAACACTTTTAAATTATATTAAATTTTTAAATGATAACGGATACACTGTTGATTTATATTTTGATAATTTTATAAATAATTCTAAAAACGCAACAAAATTAAAAAATATATATGGTATTCGTTGTGGTAATAAAATTAAAAATAACAGCAACCTAGATATAATAATTGATAATATTAATAAATACAAGGTTATTGACATAAATAAAAATAACTACTATATTGGATTTGAATGTCAGAGAAATTATAATGTATTAATAGCAAACGCATGGCAAACAGCCATTCCCGTTTATAATAACAAAGAATATGCTAATAAACTATATTATATTATTCAAGACAGAGAAGAATTATTTTATCCGTCAGATATCAAAAAGCAAAATAAAGTATTAGAAACTTATAAACCAGTATTTAATTATTATTTTATAACAAAATATTTAGAATATTATTTTAATAAAAAATATAATTTTACTAATACTGTATCGTCACGTATGGGTGTGTGTTTAGATTCTTACTATAATCTAAATAACGTGCGTCAAAATTCTGTCATAATACCATATTATAAAAATAAAAAACCTGGAAGAAATCCAGTGTTAGTTGAAAGTATTATAGATATATTATCATCAAACAACATTAAATGTTATATATATCCGTATAGTTACGATAAGAAAAACGAGAATATTATTAATTTACTTACCATGACGGAAATGGAATTAAATGTATTATATAATAAATACAAAGTTGGTATTATATTTAGTAATTCAAATCCATCAAGATTGGGTTTTGAAATGTATGCATCTGGTTTACAAGTAATTGAATATGAATCAGAATTTACCAAATATGATATGCCTGACAAGTATTTTACTAAAATAAAAAATGAAAAAAATATTTTAAATATTGTTCAGCAATTATTTTGTAAAAAATATGATGATTCATTTAAAAAACATATAAATATTAAAGATGACTATAATAATTTTTTAAATGCGGTATTGCCAAATTTATAATATTAATTATAATATTAAATAGTGTTCATCTGAAAGTTACTAAATGTTTAAAAAACTGGTCCAAATCTCATTAATTTATTATTTTTTTATATTAGATGAATTCACAAAGAAACACTAATATAAAAAATCAAAAACGAATTAACCTGTTGTATAAAATGCAAAAGTCAGATAACCTAATATTCAATATTATTATTAGATTCTTGTACGATGAACATCATGAGAATAATGATAATATAAAACATTGTATCGGAAGCGTTCTTAATCAATCCCTAGCTAACTATAAAATTTATGTCATAGTTGACGATAAAAAATGTCTTCCATACTTAAAAAAATTTAAAAAAGATATTAATATTATTTTTCAAAAAACAAACTATTTACAAGGTTATAGAAACATATTCTTAAATAAGATATTAGCACAAATAAATGGGTGGGCGATAATTTTAGATATAGTTAATACGCTTAGACGAAATGCTCTTTTAACTATATTTGATAAAATTAAATCAGATGACGACTTTTGTATTTGGAAATACAAAAAGAACAATAAAACTATATTTAGTAAAAAAATTAGAAAAATGGAGTTATGTACTATTGCGTTTCATACTAAACATTTAAAGAATAACAGATTCGTTTCATGCAATAATGGTGTAGAGCGTTTCCTAAATTCGTTAATAACAAGCAATAAGTTTAATTTTGTATTCATAGAACGAGCAATTGTCACAAATTCCGTACAACCCAATCTTCTTTTACTGACTGATATTCGTAATAAAGTTGACAATATGTCTAATAATTACTTATCTACAATTATTAACGGTGGACTAGGTAACAAACTTTTTATGATTTTTAATCTTATTTCATTATCCAAAGATTATAATATTCCATTTTCATTTGAAGACGACCTAACATATGATAGACGACCTCACTCGTTTAAATATTCTCTTTTTGATACACTTGATTCACACAGAATTAAAAATATTGTTCCATATACTTCTTTGAGAGAGAAGGAATTCAAATACAATAAAATAGAAATTAATAATGTCAACAATAGTTATCTTTTGGAAGGTTATTTTCAATCATATAAATACTTTTGGCATAACAAAGATATTATAAAAAAACATTTGTTTGTAAATACTAAAAGGATTGATATTTTGCGAAATACTATTAAAAATTACAATAAAAAAACAATTGCCCTTCATATGCGCCTAGGTGACTATAAAAATCTAACTAATTATCACCCATTACAACCTATTGAATATTATAAAAAAGTGCTTTCTAATTATAACTTAGATGAATATGTAATATTTTTATTTAGCGATGAACCAAAGTTAGCAGAAGAAAAACTCAGTGATTTAAATATTAATATAATTAATGCCAATAATTTATTTACCGACGACGAAGACCACTTATTTATGATTTCACTTTGTGATGTTAAGATATGTTGCAATTCTTCTTTCTCTCTTATGGCGTGTTATTTAAATGAAATTTTCAACTTTGTTGATGACAGTCAATATATATTCCCGGATCATTGGTTTGGCAAAGATGGTCCTAAGTATGATTTAACAGATATTATTCCTATTACCAACAAACGTTTTAAAATTGTTTCTTTAAAAAAGGTAGCTGTTATTTTTTTCCATAAGAATATTTACGATTTATACGATAAACGGTGGATAGATAAATCGGTTCAATCCATTTTATCACAAAAATATGACGAATTTGATATTTACGAAATTAACTATGGTAATTCTCCACAAAGTATTTTTGAAAATACTGATATTTCAATGCATAAATATAATTTCTACACAAAAAATTATGAAACACACACTGAAGCAATGATATTTCTGCTGAATGAAGCATTCAAGAATGACTATGATATTGTTTTCAACACTAATTTGGATGACTATTACCACAATCATCGGTTTTTATATCAACTATTAGATTTACAATACAGTAAAAGTGTACTGTCAAGTTCTCTTTGGACATATATCAAACAAAATGATAATGATAACGATCGTATTTGTAAATCATCACACGCAAACACCATTACAGTAAAAGATGGAAATTTTGTATGGAACAAATATAATAAAATATTAGAGTTTGATGATCCTATCTATTCTGGCACTATTAATTATGACGCAATAAAGAGAGAACTGTTAAATAAAAATAACATAATTAATCATCCCTCTTTATGTTTTACTAAAGAATTCTGGAATTCAACTGATAAATATGGCAATAAACTTTGTTATAGAGATGACAAACCATACGAAGATTTGTCATTATGGACAAGAAGTGTGCAGAATAATATTCCCATTTCAATTGTCAATAAAAATCTTGTTTATTATAGAATACATGATAACCAAATAGGTACTCAAAAACAGCAACAAGAAAATAACAATACTGTATTATCAACATTCAAAAAAGAACCTAATATGGTTGACACAAGAACAGGTTATTTATATATAATAGAGAGAACACACGACATTAGTACTATTTCTGATGTGATAAAAGATGATTACAAAACGTTTTTCTTGTTTTTTTACATTAAAGAAAAACTGGTTGATAAACTAAATGAGTTTATAGATAGAAACAATATTTCAAACTTTAAAACTGTTACGTATAAGAAAAAGGAGACTAGTATTGATGACATTAAAAAACGTTTTGACGTATCACTTCAAATGTGTTGCGACACATTAATAGTAAAAAAATCTATGCCTGAAATTGCATTTTTTACAACAATCTACAAAATTAAATCCAAATTTGATTTTCAAACATATGAAACATGGGGTAAAAAACTCCTTTCCAAACTAAAAAATTATAAACTTTTTATTTTTACAAACCAAGAAACATATGAATTAATAAAACATTTGACGAATCACTATACAAACATTGAATTTATTATCAAAGAACTTACTGATTTTGAATATCATTCAGAACGTAATGTCCTAAAAAAAAATACTAAGAAAAAATATTTTCCTAACCACGATATAAGTTTTTTACTTATTTTACTATGGATAAACCGACACGTTCTATACAACGAAATAAAAAAACGCCACAGAAGTGACTTTTATAGTCATATTGATTGGGGATATTTCAGAGCGTGTGATGATAACTCTGCTCTGACCATTGATACTACAAAATTACTAACTAATAAAATATATTTTGGATTGATCAAAAATGATACTAAATACATACGTAAGCTATATAATAAATTTAAAGATTGGGATAAAGAATCCATTGAAAAAACACTAGTAGATAATTTATATTCTGTCGGCGGGGGTGCTACAATTATACATAGATATATGATTGATTTATGGATATCCATGTTTAAAGATATATTCCGTAAGTTTATTGATAAAAATATAGATTTCAAAGATGACCAAACTATTATTAGTTCTTGTATATTTAATCCTACCTATTATAAACACTTCGCATTAATAACACAAGGAAAGGGTAACTGGTTTCCCTTCATTAAATTTCTTAATAATCCAGACAACGATGAATTAATAAAAAATGATTTTAGTTTTCTGTTTTAGTTTCACAGCACAATACGTCGTTTTCTATTACACCCTCTAAAAAACTAATATTATATTTGCTATTTATTTCCTTTATTCGTTCTAAACAGTTTTGTTTTCCCAAAAATCCTACTTCTATACCTTCTTCTTTAACACTGTAATCTATATGAGTGTTATCCATACACCGCCAGTCATCTATTAATATTGTATGACTGTCTATTTTATGATTTTTTATTGCTTGCAATTCTTTATCCAGTGGACACCATTTATCTGAAATATCGGCATTATCACCACAATAGTGTGCGTCTAAAAAAAATGTCGCCGATTCATGTATATCTTTTAGTATATCTGGTAACACGTCTCCACTATCACCTCTCACTATTAGCACATTGTCATGATTTTTAAACATATCTTTACATTCTAAATAACGGTTATTATCAAATTCTATACTTATAATGTTCTTAAATCCTGCTTCAATCGCTTTCTTAACACCATCACCAATATATGTTCCAGTTTCAATAAAGTAATTATTATTTGTGTATTTACCTAGATTAAATTTTATTGGCATATAATAACATTCATATATTTTTTGAAGTATTCTAACACATAGTTGCATCTATTTATATATGTGTGATTATCACATACTTCTCTCATCAATTCCTTTACAATAATATTTTTATCTGTTAATGTTTCAAAATCTATTGCTTTGTCCATTAATTCATCCACATTTTCTGAATAAATTAATTTATTATCAAATAGTTCATTAACAGCTGAACTATTTGTTACACCCATTTTTCCATAACTAATGTTTTTAAAAATACGACATGGTATATAATTTTGTTTTATTTGCCAATCAAACTGTATTGCAGGCGCCACTATACTTCTTTGAATTAATTTTTCATTTTCTTCCAGGGATTTATTTAATTCGCTATTCATATTAAACGTTCCACCATAATGATTAAATTCTAAGTTATTCGTTTCACAATAGTTTACTAAACCATTTAACTCTGGACAATCAAACATCATACCTACATAATTAACCTCATTTGTTTTAGGTAGTAAATCAATATTTTTTATATTTTTTTCAATCTCGTCTGGTAATAAATCTGTAGCCCAAGGAAAATATATACACTGATATGGTGGTTCTAGATAATAATGATTTTTGTATCGTTCCTCCTTAATATCTCTATTTATACAGTCTTTTGTATAAACCTGCAAAGACACTACGTTTCCCTTGGGTATTTTATATTCTTCTTGGTTTATGTTTTCACTAAAAGAAACCTTATTATTATAGTTTAAACAATCTGTATTATGAACCAAATAAACGGATGAATCATTCTCGGGTACATATTTAGCAACTAATCCGTGAATTATAAAAAAAGTATTTTTATAATCCATTTTTACAGAGTTTTCTTCAGTATCACTCAACCAATATGTTTCATAACCCATGTGTTTGAACGCTTTATAGAATGCATTATGAATATAACTATGAGTATGACTGTGTAATTCGTGCCCCCATATTACTATTTTATTAATCATTATACTTATTGTGTTTATATATTTAATTTAAAATATATTAAATTAATGTTTTCTTTTTAAAAGTATATCTGGGCTTTGAAATACTATATCATAATCTACTAGATATTTTTTTAATACATTATGAAAAGGCTCTTTATCACTCCATTCTAAATATATATATTTTGCTTCTTTTAATAATACAGAATTTTTTATTAGATTAATTTCACTTCCTTCTATGTCCATTTTAATAAAATCTGGTTTTAATAAATTTAATTCTTCCAACTCTACTAATTCAAATGTTTTATCTATCTTACTCATATTTATAGATAGAGAATCTGGATTAACACAGAATCCTCCTGTTGTAAAGTATATTTCATTGTTTTCCATTTTTGGTAGATATACATCCAGAACTTTTTTTCCATAAAAAATTCCTTTATTAAATGATGTTATTAAATTTTTTCTGTGTTTTTTAATATTTTCTTGTAAAAACTTATAATTATCTGAATCTGGTTCAAATAAATATATTTTTTCTAGTTTATTTTTATATTTGTTACTATAGTATATAAATAAATCACACGTAGCACCACTATTTGCGCCTATGTCATATATAACTTTAATATCATTATCCTTAAAAATATAGTTTAAAACTTTTTTATGTTCATCACCCCTATATTCATTAATAGTATAGTTATAATGAGATAATGGATTATGTGTCCAACCATAATTTTTAATGAATTCTAAATTATCATCAATTAGTAAAAGAACATTATCACTCATATACTAACATTTATAAATTTTTCTTTATATTTAAAATCACCATCTCTAGAAAACTGTATCTAGGATTGTCAATATATTTAATATTATTTTTCACATGAATCTATTTTTTTTACAATTTCAATATTTGGTTCATTAACATAATCGTTGTTTAATAAATATTCAAATAAATACGAAATAACACCTTTACCACCACTTATGTCTAAACAAATACAATTATCCTTAACTATTTTAGGAGAATCATTGGGACAAAATGCTAATGATACTTCGTTCATTACCTCTATGTCAAATATATCATCTCCAACATAGATTGTTTCTTTACTAGTTACGTTATAATCATTTAATATTGTTTTTAACATTTCCTTTTTACTCATTACTCCATTTAATAATCTTCCTGAATAAAATTTAATGTTTCGTTTTTTTGCCATAGCTTCATTTACATTATTATCACCTGATAAAAAACATACTTCAATATTTGAAGCTTTTATTCTCTTTATTGCAGTAAAATCTTTATCATTATAACATTTATATATTACATTAGCATTACTATCATAATATTTTGTTCCATCTGTTAAAACACCATCTATATCTAAAATAACTAATTTTATATTTTTCATATTTAATAATTATTTATTTGTTTACATTTAGATACATTTACTTAAAATATAATTATGGATATTGTAATATACGGACATTTAACTATAGATACTATATTTAATATTAATAATAATGAATCTATATGTAATAAAGATTTAGGAGGAATTGTCAATAATTGGATACATTTTTTAAAAATTAATAAACTTAATTATACAATACAAATAAAACCACTATATTTTGGTGAGGCATTTATTATAATAGATAAAAATAAAGCAGAAAGATATAGTAAATGTGAATTAAATTTAAAAAAATATGATATTGATTTTATAAATACTAAATGGACACATTTAATGTATTTAAATTATTTAAATCTAGAAGAAGACACAATTAAAGAATTTCAAAAACATAGTAAAATTATTTCAGGTGATTTATGTTTAAATAATGAATTTAACTATGATTTAATACCATATATTGATTTTTTATTTATTTCTGAAGATGAATATAATAAAATTGACATTTTAAAAAAACCCAAACAATTCTTTATTTTACATACTCCTACTAGTAGTAAAGCTATTTCAGAAAATATTACTATTAATATTGATGAAAAAGAACTAAACGAAAATAATATTTATAAATTAAAAAATGTTAACGTTTTGGGTGCTGGTGATTTTTTTGCAACATCATTTATTTATAAATTATTAGAACTTAATTTAGAAATAAACACAGATAATATTAAAAAATCTTTATTATTCGCACACAAAAGTGTTTACGAAAATTTATCATGATTAAATTTCCATATTATAATTACCATCCAATTACAATTTAAATTTATTTTAAATAAATTCTTATATTAAGTTATTACTTTATCTCCTGGACAACTGGGCGTTTTTATACAAATTATCTCGGTATCCTCATAGAAAAAGGGGACTGAAATAACATTCTCATCAAATACAAATATATCTCCCTTTTCTAATATTTTGTTATTAATACTCATTTTTCCCTTAATAATGTAATTGAATTCTTTATGATTTTGATGAAAATGCACAGGAGTTATTTCATCTTTTTTAATAAAAAGATGTCCAACTTCAAACATATTAGTTTTAAATATTGTAGGTTCAAAGTTACCTATAAACCATGCACCATCGTGACTAGGACTTTTCATATCTTTAAATTTATATAATTTAAAATTAATATTATATTTATCCAAATATTCATATAACTCTTTTGGAGTTCCAACAACATCAATTTCTTCATCATTTTTAAATTCATAATTAGTAATTTTTTTACCTTTTTCAATTAAATAATTATAAGACAGAGAAAGATAATATTCATTTTTACTTTTTATGCTATTTTTTATTTGATACTTAGCAGATTCGTAAAAATCACTTGCTTTTTTCCAATAATGAATACCTAATAATCCATCATTACTAATAAATTCTTTTTCTGCTAATTTTTTTCCAATATTATCCTCTAGTAAAATATAACTATAATTTTTATCATTTATCTTTTTTGTAATAACTATTCCATCATAATCATTATTATCTATAAAATTTAAAAAATATTTAGGTTCCCAATTCATAATTTGATCGCAATTTAATATAATTAATTTTTCATTTTTATTTATTTCATTTTCCATAAATAAACAAGTCTCAGTTGCACCATTTGTATAATAATCTATTTCTTTTATTTTACATGGATAATTAAGTTCATTACAAGTATCTTCAATAATATTCATTAATCTATTGTTTTTGTTATCCATTTTTTGAATTACAAAAAAATAATTTCCATATATTTTTATGCTTCTTATTACTCTTTCTATCATTGTTTTATTGTTAATAATTATCATTGGTTTTGGATTTTTAAAATTTTCTTTTCTAAACCTAGAACCTTTTCCAGCCAATGGTATTAAAATATTCATTTATTTATATCAATATTTATTATTTATAATTTAAACATAGGGGATAATTTACAAGAAAATATAAATGAATTATTAAATATTAGTAATGATATAAAAAAAAAGAAATATTATCTTTTCTTAAAAAATTTAAGAAAAAAAGTGGAATAATAGATAAAGATTTTTTACTTATATATAAAAATAATTATACTATATTACATCTTAGAAGAAGTAGTTATTCAGATAGTTATATAAATAATAAAAATATTGGAATAAAATATAATTGATTTATTAATATTTAAAAAATATTTTTAAGCATTTATAAAATAGAATCCTGAAAATTTTAATGTTTTTGATATTATCTAAATTGTGTATATAAATTAATTATATATATATATATATGAATATACTTATTCCTCTAATTAATCCAAAATATATAAATAATATACCATATCCATTAAAAATTGTTAAAGATAAGATGATATTTGAATGGTTTTTTAAATCTATTTTAGTTCCTGATAATTGTACCTTTTATATTATTACACACCAAAAAGAAGAATCTAGATTTAAATTAGGTTATATAATAAAAAATAAACTTAATTTATTATTTAAAGAATCCGAATCTCAATTAATTATCATTAATAAAAATACTAATAGTTGTCCTGAAACATGCGATCAGGTTAATGATAAAATTTTAAATGCAAATTTAAAAACTATTATTATGTATCCTAATATTTATTTTGAACAAATAATTAATTTAAATTTAATTAATGATGATTTTTTTATATTTACTATTAAATCAAATAATCCTGAATATAGTTATGCTTTACTATCTGATGATAATCATTATTTAAAAAATGTTAAAGAAAAAATTATTATAAGTAAATATTCTATTATTGGAATATATGGATTTAAAGATTTTCATATCTTTAAAAAATACAATTATAATCTCATAAATAAAAATATTAAATATTTGTCGGAGATTTATAATGAAGTTACTAAAACATATAAAGTTAAAAATAATTTTACTGAACTTATATATTATTTTTCTAATAATACAGATTGTTTATTTTTTGAAAATAAATTAATTTTTGATTATTTTAATAAACCAATAAGTTTAGCTTGTGATCATTCCGGATATAATACAAAGATAAAATTTATGAAAATATTAGATAAATGTAATATAAATTATATTGATTTTGGTACATACACAGAAAAAGATTGTGATTATAATGAATATATCAACGAAGCGTGTAATTCTATTATTAATAAAAAATCACATATAGGATTTGGATTTTGTAAGACCGGTCAAGGCGTTAATATATGTGCAAATAAACATAATAATATAATTTCTGCATTAATATATTCTAAACATTCATTAAAAATGACAATAAATCATAATGGTACAAACTTTTTTTGTTTTCCTGAAAATATTAATGAAAATACTATTTATAACTATATTGAAATTTTAAAAACAAATAAATTTCTTGGTGGAAGATTTCAAACAAGAATAAATAAACTTAAATAATTTTATATTTTTTTATATAATCAGAACATATTCCACTAATATTTTTATTTATTTTTTTTTTACTTAATTCTGGCATTACTACTATAGAGTTTTCCGTCATTTCTTTTCCAGGATAAGTCCAAATATATTTTTCTGTTGTTATTGTGTATTCATCATTTTGATGCCAAAAACAATGAATTTTATTTTTTATTAAATAATTCAAAGCATCTATATTTTTTGCATGACACCATAATTTTTTATTTTTTAAAAAATTTAAATCTATTTCATATTGTCCCTTACCATGACCTGTATATAAAATATTTTCTATATACCAAATATCTATTTCAACATCATATCCTAACTCTAATGCTTTCTTTATATATTCTGGTTTATTCTCCTCATTTATATTTGGACCGTTTATATTTCCTCTGTGTGCAATATACTTCATAATATTATTTACATTATTTTAATATTCACGATCTAATTTAAATTCTAAAGATGTTTTATATTTATAATTATTTAAATCTAATATATACGTTATACCCAACTCACTTGAATCAGATACATCATGATATATTTTATATTTTTTATCTTTTATAATATTATATCCTTTTTTATATTCTATATATTTTCCATTATCATCATAATATAAAAATAATTTATAATTATCAACTACGTTTTTTCCTAATTCATTATAGTAATTACATATCTTATTCATTATTTCATAATTACCTATTATATACCAATCATATATATGAAATTCACTCCCCGTAGTATATATTGTATTTTTAAAATTTAAATTTCTTATCACATTTACATCTTTCAGAGATTCTATTATACAATCAAAACGACATCTTATTATAATATCATAATTAATATTATTTTCTGTCTCATACTCCTTCATTAGTTCTAAACACCTTTTCAATTTGTAAAACTGACATAATACGTTGTATTTAGATAATATACTTCTCCCACTTGTGTAATCATAAAATTGTTTTTGATATTTGTTTGTAACTAACTTATCTATTGTAAATGTGTCATTATCTAATATTAATTTTTTTTTTAAATTAGTACTAAAATATTTTTGTAATATTATTTGTATTTTTTTTTTTGCATCATCATAAACTATATTTGAGTTTTTTTTATAATATCTCCATGAATTTCCATTTATTACTTCTTTCAATACATTTTTTTCAGAGAAATATTGTATATCAGATGATTCATCATAAAAATTATTATTATCAGTTACACAAAAAACATCTATATTATTATTTTTTACAATATCCTTCCATTTATTTGAAATTTTATCATTATCACTTCCATAACAGAATTTTCCTAATCCACCAGACATTAATAACGCTATTTTCATATATTTAATTATTTATAATTAAAAATTACTCTTTACTTATAAATAATGAAATTAAAAACGTTTATTATCAATCTTGATAGTCGTGCCGACCGATGGGAACATATTCAAAAAGAAGCACAAAAAGCAGATCTTAAACATGTTGAGCGTTTCCCAGGCGTTCTTCCTATTGTTAATCATCTTCTCACAACACAGTGCATTGATATTTCAAAATTTTATAAATTTAAATCATTAGGAGATGTTAATTCAGTAAAATACTGTATCGGTGCTGCTGGTTGCAAATTAAGTCATCTCAATCTTCTTAAACGCATTAAACAAGAACTTCACTGTTTTGATTATTTTCTTATTCTAGAAGACGACTGTGTTTTTGATATTGAAAACTCTACTGAATTTTACAATTCTGTTGAAAATTCTCTACAGTCTATAAAAGAAAACAACATAGACTTTAATATTCTCTATCTCAGTTGTCGTTTCTTGGACAAAGACGATTTTAATACTATTTCCCCGTCCCTCTTAAAATGTAATAATAATCATGGTTACACCACACACAGTTATATTATAAATCCTAAAAATATTGATAAGATAATATCTCATATTGAAAAATCTGTGGTTGAAATAGACAATGCGTATACCACACTGGATGAACGATATGTTGCATATCCTATGCTAACATATCAACTCAAAAATAAAAGTGACATTTTATCACATATTCATGCCGACGAAGACAACGACTATGACTACGGAGAATTTCATAAACACTTCTAATTTACCAATTGACGCTTCTTATTTAAATCGGATGTTAAACAACCTGCCAAAAACTCTTTTAACTCAACATTTTCAGGTTTGTATCTGATTATTAAATCACACATTCTTATAAATTTAGGATTTGTTATCTTCTTGTCTATCTTTTTCTCATCTATTTTTGAGTTATCAATATACTTATCACGTGGTAAAAAGAATGGTCCAGTACGTGGATGATGAGAACAAACATCTAATCCTTCCATATCGATTGATGCGTGTTCATCAAATACTAAATTGTAATAATGACCGAAGTCTCGTGTTACTTTTGTTATTCCGGGTATTGTACCAACCAATTCTCCTGCCGCAATCTGTAACATTATATAATCATCTTCTTTATCGTCATATTTACCATTGTTTATTACTTCGTTCTTATAAAATCCTAACGACAGAGGATGAGGTTCGGTAACATAGAAATCATCACTTGGAAGATTTGGTGCCAAGCAACCTTTCTCAAATTTTACATACTCTTTATGCTCTCCAGTCTGTGTCTTCATAATGTGTGAAATCGGTAAATCTCCACGACTCGTCCGTATTATATCACCAACAGCAACATCTTTTATCTCCACTATTTTTGGTATTTTGGTGAAAGGCGCCACACACAATTCACTTATACTAAATTGTATTTTTGTTGCCGGAGGAGATAAATCATTATCCGACAATATAAAAAATGGAGCACTGACGTTACTATTCAATGTTGCTGTTGTACTGCCGCTTGTGTTTAGTGTTATTGTTTGTGTATTATCGGCACTGTCTATTATTCGTAGACTTACATACGCTAATGCGTCATATACATTTGAATCTATAACTATATCAAATCCCGAAAAATACCCTACTAAATCTGTGGCAACACCAGCGGGACTAGAATTCCATGTAGTATTATAATCAGTGTACGTACTGAATGGTGAATTAAATGATTTTGATGAAGCAACTGTGGCATTCGTATAATTTGAATTATCTGCTATTTCCAAATTATTAGTATTACTTGTATTTTTTCTTATATACAATACTGGGTTTATTTCTACTCTAAAATGTATTCTAGTTGAAGGTGCAGAACCATCTTGATCTGTTAAAATAAAAAATCTATGCGATAAACCCGAACTCGCTGTTGCTGATGTAGAACCACTTGTGTTTAGTAATATATCTTGTGTCGTATCATTACTATCACGCAAACGTAAATGTGTTATAGCAGACGCATGATAAACAGATGAATCTATGTCTATAGAAAATCCATTAGATATTGCGCCTATTGTCTCAGTTGAATTACCAGTAGTATTCCAAGTTGTATTTATTTCACTATATTCATCTTCTCCATTTGTCGTAATTGACGTAGTTGTTCTTATTGGAGCAAATGATGAATTGTGTGATACTTCTAAATTAACACCATTACGTCTTATATATAAAGTGCCACTCATATATTTACATTAGAAAATATTTAGCTACATCGTCTACACACTTTGTTGCTTTCGTTTTTTTCTTATATTCATCTTTTATCATATCTTTCTTATCTACGGTATTTGTATCATGTGCCACTGCCAACACTGTCCTAAAGGGATCTAATTGCACCATTGGTATCGTATACCCTTTTAAAAAACTTTTTTCTTCACAACAGTTTACCTTTTCATCAAACGTGGTCTTGTTAACCAGTTCCTTTATGTATGCCATTGTTGCCGCAGTCGCATGGTTCGCATTGTATGGACCAAATTTCCATATTTCGTCTTCTCTCTTTTTAAACTTTACATATATCTCAGAACATCCTACACATTTTACGTGTGGGTTTGTCAGCAATGTTTCTACCGCGTGCTCTATTCGTTCTTTTGGATACATGTCATCATCATCTATGCATACTATAATATCTCCCTTTGCNCGTTTATTCAAATAGTTTCGTTTAAATCCCAGCGTTCTTCTCTCTTTTGAGTAGTAATAACGCACATTTTTTATTGTTTCCACCAAATCTGCTATACAGTCATCACCGTCATCATATATTAACCATTCAATTCTCTCTTGTGGATAGGTCTGATTCTGTATGTACTCTATCAACTTTGGTATAAATTTTCGCCTATTGTATGTTGGTGTACACACCGAAACAAACGGACGCATATTATATGAGTTATTTAACTATAACTCATATAACGCATTATATCTTACTAATCCCATCCATAATCTACGTTTGTAGCACCAGAACCATCACCTCTGTCCAAAAATCCAAAATCGGTTGACACATCAAATATGTTGGTTTCTGGGAATCTTCCTGACGTAGCATCATAAATTTCAGTTTTTATTGAACCTTCGTATAAATATCCTTCATTTACAATTATTTGACTTATTGTATTTATTATGTCATCCCAATCATCATCGTCTATATCTTCCGATTCTAATTTATCTGCCGATATATCTAATATGTGATATATTGTTTGTAATTCTTCGTGTATAGTTGAACGTATTGGCGAAGTGTCATCTAAATTTAAAATATAAGTATCTAGAAGCGTTGAACCAATGTCTGTAAGTAAAGCGGCAATACTACCATCATCATCTTTCCAGAAACCAGTTCCCATAACTTCCGCTTTTTTAAGTATTAAATCAAACATTGCTATTCTTTTTTTATTATCAATTTCTAACTCTGCCTGTTGACCGTTCAACCCAAGTTTTAATTTTTGTTCGTTTATATCTGGACCCAATATTGCTCTAATACTATCAATTAACCCACCAATACCAACTATGGTAAATAATGTATATATTAAATTTGTAATTGGTGTTATTTCAAAATCAGCATCTCCCGCGTCCACTCCACCGCCTATCTGTAATCCATCTGATATATCCGCACTGTTCATCTGCGGTGGATCTATTTTTGCAAAATATTCTAACACAAGTTTAGTTTCTCTTGCTTCTCCATTAAATCGTTGTGTATTTACTGAATCTTCTGTTGGTATTAATTTTAAGATATAATAATCTATATTTGATTTATTTATTTGTTTACCATTTGATTTAAATAATATATCAATAGATGCTATGCCTGCTGTAGATGTTGCGCCGTCAGAAGCATCTTTAACGTCTAATTTTTTTAAGTCATCTATTCCATTTAATTTTACAAATATTTCTACTCCCATATTTGCAAGAATACTACCGCGCCCAGTAATAACAAAAAACAATGAATCTTCAATTTCTTCAATTTCTTCAATTTCTTCAATTTCTTCAATTTCTGATGGTTTTCCTATCAAACATGCTTTACGTTTATTTAAGACGTGTTCTGCTGTTCTAACTGAATCACTATCATCGCCTATTATATTCAGTGTGTGATTTTTACACCCATCTAATGCTATTTTATGTTTATGTTTTAATTTTTCTACATTTGTCTCCTTCAAATGATGCGTATTTAAAACCTCTACACGATGGTCTGCAGATTTATCAGCAAAAAGAGTTTTTTTATAAGGATCTAATACTATTTCTCTATGACAATCACCATTTTTACATTGTCTGCCTAGACGTAAATTATTTGTATATTGCCTATATGATATTGAATGATTTTGATCTTTTATATGTTTATTTCCACCATATCCTACATTATAAAGGGGTGAAGACCAATCTCGTGCGTGATTTATTGGTATTCCTCTTGTATGTTTTTGTTTTCTTTTCATAGCGGCAAGTGACATATAATATAATTATATTATATTTAAAGTAATTTATCTATTTCTGTCATCAAATCATCCAATGCTGGTTTTCTCAATGTATCATAGTCAATGCGTTTTGAATCATCTCCATATGTTTGTGGTTGTTTTCCATTTACAGTCATCGGGTACGGCCAGTGTGATGTTGTGCGTCGTTCATCAAAGTATTTTCGTCGTTTTTTTTGCATTGCTTTCGTGTTTAGTTGACTATCTTTAGGTAGCATACAAACATATTGTACCACTCGTTCTTCTGATGCCGGTTTGCCATATTGGTTCTGGTGGAATGTTCGCGAATCCCATATTGCCATAGATCCTGCTGGGATCGTCAGAGTTCGTTTTTTATCTTGCATTGTTTTTAAATATACTGGGTCAATTTTAGCCCAATTTTTTGTGCCAGTCAAACCTTTTTCTTTGCAGTATGCTTCGTGTAGATTGTTCGAACCTTCATATACAACTAGCGTTCTTTCTGAATTTGTTGTAAGAGCTACTACCCCCTGGTAACAGTGTACACCCTTCTTATTTGGTGCCTGATCTGTGTGGGTCCAGCAGTTATCACGTTTTGTCAACAGTTGTGGTATATATCCTGTGCCGTCAAATCCTGTTACCAATTCTGTAGTATCCCACAGTTCTTCAAATACTTTTCGTACTCCTGCTCTGGTTCTGATGTACCATGCGTGCCATTGTTGACCCACTTCATGATGCTTGAAAATTCCGTGTGGGTCGCAAGCATTGTGGAAACGTTCAATATTTGGAATCGTTTTTTTCCAATCATAAAACGCTGCCTTCGCTCTTTCTACTTCTTCTGGTGTAAGCACATTATGTACGATAAGATATCCTTGTTTTTGCAAAAGTTCTTTGTTGATTTTGGTAGACATTGTGTGTTATTTATAAAATACTATTTATTTTTTTCAATTTAAGTATAAACATATTAGATACATACTGCCTATATGTTTATTTATGAATAATTCTCCGTCTATTTGGGATATGTTATCATTAGTATATAAAATTAATGATAACAACCTGATGTATAAAACAACACTAAGTTGCCTTAAAATTATTAATATTAGACGGTGGCAGTGTCAACGTCCACCAGATTCTCTTAGAATTAACACCATTTCCAACCATATTAAAAGAGAGAAGTGTGTAGATGGTATTATATATGTGTACTATGATAATAATGACAAGTGTTTCTATTGTTATGATGGTTTACATCGTATAGAAGCACTCCGTTCACTTATTCAAGAAAAATATCCTGTTAATTTAAACATCATGATCAACGTCAAACGCAATGTCACTCAAGGTGACATTATGGAGCATTTCAACTCTCTCAACAAATGTATTCCGGTCCCTGATATTTATGTCGGTGTCCGCAATGCTAACATTATTACCACAGTTGAATCAGTTGTAAATCAATATGTTGAACGCTATCCTCAACACTTTTCCACATCTCGCAACCCAAATGCGCCCAATGAAAATAAAGATCGCATGAAAGACCGTCTCAAATATATCATAGACACTTCATCAAACGATGATCTTGATAGCGAATATAATCTCATTTCTATGCTAGAAACTATAAACGATCTCATTCGTACAAATATTCCACGAAAATCATCACAAAAACAACTTGATAAATGTAAAGCATCCGGATTATATTTGTTTCTTCAGCGTGAATGGCATACTATTTCAGTTTAGTAAAAAATATTATATCTATATTATAATTTTATTAATTATATTAGTTATAATCTATTCCCCAAGATGATACCAAATAAAGTAATTGTGTATGTCTTGATTGAATGTTTTTTCCTATATCTGTATTTTTACTTTTTCTATCCCCGTCTACGTAAAGAGACGTAATAGGATGTTGTGTATCATTTATATCATATGGAACACTCTGAAAATATTCAATAACGTTCTTCCAAAAATCTTTAAAATTTTCTACTTTTTCTTCTTCTACAGTTTCATCTATATTTAGAAATCTTGTTCGCCAATCATAAATCATAATTCCCAAATAACGGTTAAGTGATTTGTTTTCACTTGTTTCTAATCTACGACCGTGTTCAGAAACACGTGTTTCTCCAATTGATTCGCAAATAGCGGTAAATGCTGTTTTGATGTATTCTATATTAATATTGGGTTCGTTCAAATGTCCACATACTTTTGTAAACGACGTTGTCAAAATATTCGCCCAATGATTGGATGAATTACTACCAACGTCTTCATTAAAAGGGACACTTAACCCCAATACCATTGCAACAATAGTGCAAAGAGGTGTTTTTGATATTTTCTTTTTGGAAGTAATAATGTTATGAACGTCCATTTTAAATATATTTAACAATTCTGATGTTAGATCTGAATCTTGACCGATTTGTAATGCTGTGTCAACAATTGGTGTGTCCTTTCTGTTCCATATTTTATCACCATCTGTTAGTGGTTTTCCAGAATTAAGACGTTCAAACATTTCACTAATAATTGTGGAACGATCATTATCACTTTCATCAATTTTTATTTCTTTAATTGTTATAACATAACTATCCAACTGACGTTTCGCATCAGGACATATGTCACCCAATATATATGAGTTTGGGGGGTGTTTTTTAGGTAATTCACTATAATATATATGTGGTGCGTCTGCACAACCTATATATTGTTCAGGTACATATGCAAACAAATTTTTATAATAGCGCCAACATGCTGTAAACCGCTGTTGTCCATCTTCTTGTGATTGCACTCCTCTCTCTTCCGTATCACATACAATTACATCTGGAATAGGATAATTGTTAAAAAGTGTGTCTATAAATTTATTTTCTTGCTCTTTCGTCCATACATAATGTCGCTGATGTTCGGGTATATGAAAACGTGTCTTTGTTCTACGTACTTCAATATAATCTTCATCAAACCCAGCATCTTTATAGTCTTTGTCTCTTGGATGAAATTGACTAGCAACTTCTTTTACTGTAAGTGTACATGTGCCTGTATGAATTGTCGGTTTAGGAATAGAATCTTTGATTTGTTGAAGAGACATTTTAACACCATTTATTATAAATATTTTAAATCAATTTTATTATATTAACACCGCTAAAAGTAATAATAATAAACACACACAACCAAATGTTTTATATATAATACCTTCTTCTTTCTTTCTTTGTTTTTCTCTCTTTACAAGTTGTCTTCTACCGATCGGATACACCCTCATAATTAAATTACTTTTTAATACCTAAGTAGTAATTTAATCTACCGTTATTTACTCATCGCACTCATTTGCGTTTCGTACATCGTTTTCCTAATTTGGAACGCAAGTATCGTCTCTTTGTGGTTCTTGTATGTTTTCGTCTACGCTTTGTCTTCTTTTTTGTATGTTTGCGTATTTTTTTACCACGTCCGCGACGTTTTGTCCGACGCCCACCCACACTTTTGCTACGACCTAGTCCTGGTCCTGGTTGCCCGAAACCGGCTTTCTTTGCTGCTTTTGCCTTTTTTCTGTCCATACCATCTTCGTCAAACGCATTGTTTACCTGCCTTTTTATGGTTTCAATATTTGCTTCTATAATACCTTTCTTTATTCTTTTATCAGCATCTATTTTTTTATTTAACCCATCAACCAATGGTTGCAGCAAGTCCCCCCCCAATAATTTATTGGATCCCTTCATAATACCCCATATTTTTCGTTTAAAAAACCCTCCGTTTAAATTAGCAATTATGTCATTCATTTTTTTTCCTACTATTTCCTTTTTCTCACCAATCGCGCTAGTGTAACTATCTAATATTATTCTTAAAATTTCTTGATTTGTAGCAATTGTTGAAGCAATAAGTCCTATAAATATACCACTCGCCCAATTGCCAGATATCAAAAATTGTTTAAATGACATTATCGCATCTAATGTTCCACTACCTGTATTTTCCATAACTGTTGTTGCCAACGATTGTATAACGGGTCCCATTGTTTTACTAGCATTAACAATACCATTACTTATTTCACCCCAGTTAGTATTACTAACAGTTGTTCCTAATATAACCGCATGAATCAATGTCTTTATTGCCCTTAAAACGTGTTCTTCTATGCTATCATCTATTTTCGTCATAGATGCTTTCAACGCCGCCATAATTATTGCTTTATCCCGCAAAATATTTGCAAGATCTTCTGTTGTGTCTTGATAACCAGTTCCAAATGGTTGTTGTGATTCAGAACCACCGTATGCTGCTGCGGGCGCTGTTGACAATATATCTGTGCGTGCTAGTGCTGCTGCGGGCGCTGTTGATAAAATATCTGTGCGTTCTGGACGCACGGGTGCTCCTGCGCCTGCGCCTGCTCCTGCTCCTGCGCCTGCTCCTGCTCCTGCGCCTGCTCCTGCTCCTGCGCCTGAAATATCTGTACGCGCGGATTGCTTTGACATTGTTTTCTGTAATTTTTCTCTTGCCGCATTTATTCTTTCATAATTTGAAAGTCGTCTTTTGGAGACAGTTGATCCCGCTGAACTATTTCTCTCCATTACATTACATTGATATTTTATTTATGAATTTAGGGAAATCGTTCAAAAGCATTTTAAAAAACCGTTTTAATGTTCCTGAATATTGTTCTAATACAAAATGTTCTGCTCCGATAATTAAACCCATTAGCATCAACCCAATTATAACAACATTTACAACATTCAATTTATACGCGTCTTGTAGATAATCCATTATTATCTCTATTATTTGATTTGGTAATAAGTATGTAACTAAAAGCATTACTGATAAATGTCCGATATCTTCATATGTGTCCCCTCTGCTAAGTGTTAATATTGAAATAAATAGTCCCATCAATGATAAATAATTTATCACTACCTCCGAAACAGAATATATGGTGTCTTGTTCTGTATTAAACTTACAATTTGTATTGTATAAATTTGAAAATATGGTATCCTTAAAGCCAGTGTTATAACTTAGAATGGTTGCTATAATGTCTAAATTCGGATAATATACTGCTAAAATACTATATAATTTTAGTTTGTATAAAACGCTTGGTATTATTATGGCAAAAATTAAAATAAATAATAATAATCCTAACATATACTATTGTTAGAATTTATGAATACTCACAATCAAATTCTATTGTAGCATTAATTGTATTTATGCCTAAATCTAATTTTCGTCCAAATCTATCTAATATTTTTACTCTAAGTTTTTCAATATTTACTGGACTAAAATATGTTCGTTGTTTATGAATAGTCTTAATGTCACCTATTAATATTTGTCCCTGTCTTGTTATTAGAGGAATCTTCGCGAGCACGTTTGAAAATTTGTTCGCGGACGTCATGTATTCATCGTTTTTATTTCTGTTAAAGTCATCAACAACTACATAAACATAATCAATGTGAATGCTTGGTGACGCTTCTCCTATTATACCGTATATTTCATTTGGGCGCGCAGCGCCACCATCTTCTATATTTTCGGCAGTAACATTTACAAAATCTTCTTGATCTGTTGGGTCTAATATTGGTGCTCCGACTGTCACATTTGTTGATGAAATCATATTTATTGCTTCTCCTCTCATAAAAGGCATTGTATATTCATCACTGTATCCTTTAAATTTTGCGTCTGGCCAGTTACCTTCAATTTCATCTTGTCTCTTATCTACTATATCTTGATAATCTGTACCTCTCGGACTTTGCAACGAATCTGTTGTATATGCTGGCAATCTAAACCCTAATGCCCACCCAAGTGTCGTATTGTCATCCATATTCTGGCACCCGGCAATGTGTGAAAAATCTATAACAAGACTTTCTTCTCTATTCTTTGCTAATATATAAACTCTGTCTATAATTTTATCATAATAGAATCGCAACTGTAAGTTTACAACCGCTATTGACATAACATTTACTATTTCTTTAATTGAATACATTCCCGGTGGTATTTCAATAATATGTTCTAATGATAATTCATCCCATATTCTAAAATAGTTATTCTTTAATTCAGACGAAATATTATAAATCTTTCTTGGTAATGAAATGTGTGCTAATTTCATTGTCAGTACCTTATATACTTTATCGGGTGTGTCCATGGTAAAATCAGCACTGTCTATTGGAAATGCTCTATTCTTAAAATTATTTCTTGCAACACATTCTTTACGACACTGTGTATTAGATGTTTTAAATTTATGAATATCATCATTCATATCCAATGACAATTTCTTCTTGTCACACATCGGAACACACGGTCCATCGCCTCTACATTTTAAAAAACATTTTGTTTTATTAACATTACAAAATGTATACCTAAATGTATTTAATAATGCTGTATCTATTGATAATACTTTTTTTATTAGTTTTTGTTTAATATTACCATCTCTTTTAATAACTAAATCCATTATATATATACAAATCAATTATTTTGTTTAAAAAACGTGTTTAATCCAATATTTTTTACTATATCCTTTCTGTTCTTTTCAACCTCGTAATCTGTTGTCCCCCCCATTACCTGCTTAATTATTTCTAAATATTCCGATGTTTTTTGTTCACATTTATCCCAATTTTCATTTTGTTTTTCCCATTCTTTTATTTGTGAAATCTGTTTTCTAGATATATGATTTATTGCATTATCTATTTTTTCACCATCGTCTTTTAACCATTCTCCATCTTTAACATAAAATTTAAGACGTTTTTTATCACTACAGTGTATAGGGCGCTTTGTAGTATCCATTTCATTTAACCCTTTAATAAATATATTTGTTATTCCCTGTGTGTAACCTAATTCTCGTGTGTTCATAAGATCGTCAACCGTTACATTTATCTTCTTAACAAAATCATCTAAATTTATCGCATCTTTGCACTTATTATTCAAAAATACATTTATTGATATGTTATTATTATTATTTCCGATTCTAGGTATCATTTCATTTTGACTCTGTATTAACTTGTCTATTTGTTCTCCTTGTTTATTTAAAGCGTGAGTCAATAGCAATATTGCATCATTTGTATTTTGATCTTTATCAGAGTCTACGTCTATTTTAATATTTTGTGTATCAAGATTATCATTTTTTAAAATATGCCCTGGATGCGTTTTGTTACGGTGGCGCGCCAATCCTGTATGATATTTATACGATCTGTTACATATATCGCATATATAGTTGTGCGACTTTTTATGTATCATTTTTGTACCATTAAGTATCTTTTTGTGTTTCAGTGTCATTAAATGCTTGTTATAATCATTAAATCTACTTGTATGATAGTAACATTTATTACATTCAAAAATCTGTGCGACTTTTTGCGAGTTTTTATTCATATAAAGAGGATACATAAAAACTCGCAAGTTCTTTTAAAAATAGCTTTTTATGGGTCAGTCACAACTTTTTTTAGGTTTTCAACCAGATTTTACCTAGATGTATCTAGACGAAAAGTTGAAACCGCGTTTTTTTAATTTTTTTTTCAAAACTATTTTGCAATATTGTAAAATGGACATTTTTAAAATGTCCAAAATTGAAAATCAAAAAAAGTTTTAGTGAAAAGTTGTTACTGAAAAAATTAACATTATTTTTCCTTCATATATTTACCTACTATCTTGTAGGACATATATGCTGAAACGGCAAAAACACCAATAATAATTCCAGATTTTTTAAGTATTTGAATCTTTACATCATCCATTATAAAAAAATAAATTATTTTAAATTATCATTTTGTACTAACTACATTTTTGTATAGTGTTGGATTTCCATCGGAATTGACTTTTTATCATCATCAAACATGTCATTCACCGAATGAAACTCTATATTACGCAAATTGAACTGTGATTCAAAATTAAACGGAAAAAAGGTATCGCATTTATATTTATAATCTATTTTTGTCAAATATAGTTCATCTGTTACATCCATAAACAGATTGTATATTTCTGCACCACCAATCACCCATAATGTGTCTAATTTTCTCTCTTTACAATGCCCAATAACCGATTCAATATTGTTCTTTATAACGGGTCCAATATGTAAGGTTGAACATTTCAGAACGGGTGATACATACTCAGTATTGTGTGTAATAATAATATTTTCTCGTTTTGGTAGAATCATTCCTATGCTTTCGTGTGTTTTCCGCCCCATAACGATTGCATTGTTTCCTTTTCCAATTGTAGATAATCTAAAGTATCGCATATCTTCTTTTACCGACCACGGTAGACGATTGTCTTTCCCTATGCCACCATCTTTATCTGTCGCAACTATCATACAAATTTTCATTATAGTTATGTTGAACGTTATTTATTTAATTTAATTTAATTGATTTGTAATTATTATTATTAATTAATTACAAATCATGGAAACTATTTCTACTATTTACTACTGGTTTGTTGTAATCGTTATATGTTTTATTATTGCTATCATACCGCCAATCGGGTTGTTGCTAACAAGCTACTTTTGGACACTTCTAAAATTAAATGTACATCTTGACATTGAACTATCGCACCGTAATGATTAATTATACGGTTGTTGTAATTTCACCTTTTGTGGGTGGTTGTTCTTGTGGGGAGGGTGGGGGCGTGGGATATGCTTGGTCGGCGCCATCGGAATCGCTACGGATTGGTTCAAGGACATTTTGTTTTACTTTTTGTTTTAGTTCTTCTTGTTTTATCGCAACAGCATCAAAAATATCGTCATCCTCAACATCGCTAAGGACTTCCACACTACCACCGCCTGCGCCACGCTTACCCTTACCTTTACCTTTACCAAATATACGTCTACTACTTCTGCGCTCACCAACTCTTTGCTCGCCTTCCCATTGATCTTTTAATTTTTGTAATTTTTCAATTATCGTTTCTAGTTTATCAACCGCATTATCTTCGGAAATTTTCACATAAAAAACACTGCTAGCACCAATTGGCTTAAACATGTCGCTTATTTTAGCAGTTGTTTTTTCTTCAACCATTGCATCTAACTGTACATCTTTTTGTCTAAGTTCGGCGCTATGTTGTTTAGTTAATTCTTCTATTTCACGCTTTTTATCAGCGGTTGATCTGCTAACAACTTCATCACGATCGTCAATAGTTGATTTGTGCGTACTTATTATGGTGTCCTTCTCTGTTAGTTGACTAGTTTGTTTGTCAATAATGGCTGCTTTCTCTTGAATTAATGCTTTTTGGGTTGCAATTGTTGCTTCGTGTTCCTGTATTTTTGCATCTTTCTGATCCAATGATGGTCCTACGGCACTTGCTGTGCCTGCGACACCTGCTGCGCTCACAGCGCTTGGAGTAGGGGGAGGTTGTTGTGAAGGCGTTGCTGCGGGTTTAGGAGATGCCGCACCACCGCCACCACCGCCACCGTCCGCATCAACTGAACTTGCTTTCTTTTTACCTAAAAAGTTTGAAAATAGACCTCCTTTACTCTTGTCCTTCTCAACTCTGACAACGGTGTCTAATTTTTTTGTTAACTCTTCAAAAGATAAAATGCCTCTATCGGCGGTTTCGTTTGTTAACGTTCTTGAAATTATTGTATATTTGTTTCCTACAGTACCAAATTTTCCAGTAATCTTATTGTTATCCAACCCACATATATCACATATGTTAGCTTTTAATGATTTTCGCTCTTTTATGTTAGCATATTTTATTTTTATTTTATTAATATTTTCATTACACGTTGGTTCTTTGCTCCCAGGCCGCTTAGAACACTCTGCTTGTAATAATTGAAACTGTTTAGCATTCCAAAATACAGCACAAAATGGACAATCTGATGTACTTCCACCCACCTGTATCCGCGCTCGTTTCTTTCCGGTCTTATTTTTTTTAGATTTTCGTCGTCGTTTACTCTTTCGTTTATGACGGTCATACCGCAGTTCGTTTTCATCTGTTGACATATATAATCAACAGATTAAAAATTCTAAATATATATTTTATGCTTGTTCTATTGCCTTATATGTGTTAAATACTTTATCCGGCCATTTTGCCGAAACGCAAAAATTGTATTTTGGGTTTTTATGGTGTATTTCATGGTGTTTTGCCAATTCGGGAAATAACTCTGGATACTTATGACTGCACGTATGGATGACAAAATAATACATAAATGACAACATCATTATGTAAATCCTAAAATAAATCCCAAATAAAATGAATATTAGAGGCCATCTCTCACTTCGGACATTGTTTTGATGAAATAAAATATGATGGCGTTTATGTTTGTGCTCATCTATCGTATGGAGACCGTAGTGTACCCCCCATTCTATCACTGGATAAACACACATAAAGTAAAAAATATAAAATAACTCGGTTGTTAAAGATATTGTCATTATATATTAATAATAATATCTTTTTAATTAACTATAAGTATAATACGAGATCGGTGCGTCGTTTAAAATTTTAAGTTCGTCTGATTTTGAGTGAGTAGTTTTTATAGTTAATTCTGAATTCGTTTCTACCGTGGGTTTTGTGTAATCAAACAAAATACTAATATTACCAGAATAATTTTTTGGGACACCAAAATTAACATACATGCTATAGTTATGCATTACGTTATTATTAGCAGTAATATTAGACCGACCCCACCCACCAGATTTAGAAGTTATTGAACTGGAATACATTCGTTTGTTTCTAAATGCTGTGGTTGTATTTTTGATAAGAGCGAAGACGGACATGATATAAGTTATCAATTACTTTCTAAATCAAATCAATTTTATTTATATGTACATTAGTATTTCAGTTAGTGTGTCAGACATGAGACACCTCGTGGTTTTGTCTACTGTCGTCATACGAATAGCAACACGCTATTTACTAATTGGTAATACTATAAATATTTATTTACATTTTTCTCATTTGCTTCCTTTAATTTTTCTGACCATTATAATATTATCAAATAAAAAAATCTAGTTTACATTCAATATTCGTTTAACACACGTTGCGGCATTTCCTGTTGAAAGCACTGTCATCACAGGGACATCGCTCGGACACATCAATGACGAGTTTATGTTTACCATCATATCTGAGTTATCCTTAAATGGTGGGCAGGCAATTACTGGTGCGTCTACGTTACATGCCACAACACCACTGAGGGCATTACACATTCCAGCAACAGTGATATATACGTTTCCTTTTGCTTTACTATGACGCTTAAGTATTCTTAGCAATTTTCGTGTATTTTTGTGGGCACTGCAAACATAGTGGACGGTGTTGATTTGTCCACTTATTTTGCCAATTAATTCTTTGCAATGTTGATTGTCGCTAGGTGAACCGGAAATAATAATACAAGATGGGAAAACTTGTGCAGCCATCTCTCTTACTTGCTGCTCATGATTATCCCAGATAGTTTCATCTAATTTATTTATATCAACAATACCATCGTAACATAGTTTTTTTTTTGTCAATCTTTCATAAAAAGAAATATAAGATGACGATGCTTTTTCAATAAGCGATTTTGGGATTTTAAAATCATATGCTGTATTATCTTTAATGTTTTCTTTAATCCAGTAACGAACAATATCTTTATCATACTTTTCTGGTTCAACCCCACCATTAAAACATTTTTCATATGTATCTTTGATCCAATATCTACTAGAATCACAAGTATGTACTTCATCCATTAACATTATGTGTCCATTGGGTGCATAACCAAACTCATATTTGGTATCTACCAAAATAAGTCCTTTCTTTTCTGCTTCGATAACACCAAATTTATAGAGCATCAAGGCAGTTTTTTCAATTAATTCCCATTCAAGTGAGGACGCATAGTTTCTCTCTACAATTTCTTTTGGTGAAATCAATTCATCTTTCTCCCCCTTTGTTGTTGGGGTAATTACCGGTTCATCTAGTTTTTGATTTTTTACATAACTATCTTTCAACTTTATACCACAATAATCACGCACACCGTTCTGATAATTAACCCACATACTGGTGGATGTGTTACCTGTGATGTACCCCCGCACAATTACTTCGATCGTAATCGGTTTGCACGGCGTCACAAACATGACATTATGTTTATGTGTCAAATAATGTGTGTCGCACAAGTTATTTTCCATTATTTTTTTAAACCACCACGCTGCTGTCTCAGTCAATATATGTCCTTTAAACGGAATATCACAAATATGACGATCAAACGCACTTTGTCTGTCGCTTTGAACCATTGCCATCACATTATCATTTAACTGGATCATGTCACGTACTTTTCCGTGTCGCCATTTATTTACCATTTACATAAGTAATCATGTGTTTTTAATTCTTTATTTGTTTATAATTTATCTTTTAAATATTTAAATATAATATGGATTCCTATCAAACAAATAAAGATACAAATACTACATTAAGTGGTATTAAACTAAATTTTTTATTTTGGATAATACTTACGGCTTGTTTACTTATTATTAATAGATCAAGTGGTAAATACAAATTTTATGAAACTATAATTTCTTTTTATCTTGCAGCAGTTTTGGGTTATTTCATTCATATTATATCCCATTGCGTTGATTTTGAAAAATTATATAAAGAATCAGATAATTGTATAACTAATTTTTTAAAACAAGATGTGAACCTTAATCCGGGCATACTTTTTATTACCAGACAGTTAGATTTTCATTCTAAAATACATCATGACTCTAGTGTTAACAAACAACCATTAAATATATTTATTGAATGCTTTCAAAATATTTTGTCACAGGGTTGTCTTATGACTATTTCTAGTATCAATATTCTTGGTTTTACATTTAACTATGATAAAACTGCTATTTTATTTTGGTCACTTATTTATATTACTGTTCATAATATTAATTACAACTATGTAAACCGCCAATTACATATGAATCATCATATTAATGAAAAAACGAATTATAGCATGATCTTTCAATTAGATAATATGTTTAATACTAATTATGATGAAACTATGATAGAAAATAATAATTATTATATCATTAATATTATTGTTATTACATTCATTATTATAAAATTAAAATTATATTTTTAATTTTGATAATATTAGTTTATTTTGAATTCGTTTTAAATAAATTAGCATTACCGTTATTATCCATACAGCAAATCCCACAATTGTATAATTATTTCTTGTCTTGCTGTTTAATTCATCTTTACAAAACAATATAATATAATCTACAATAGTTACATTCTTTTCAGATTCAATATTTTTAAATAACTGATTCTCTATGCTCGTTAACACACACCCCCCATAGTAAACATATGCAAATATCAACAAGAACCCTATTATTATTATAATGCTGGCAATATTTAGTGGTAAATGTATTAACAATAATAGCAAATATATTGGTAAATGAAAATGTAAACCTCGTAATAAACGTCCTGTTGTTTTATCGGGTAAACCAATGTTTCTTATACGTTTTAATAATGATTCTACTACTTTTTTTCGCCTTTCTCGCCTTTTATTTAACATATTTTATAATTCTATATTAAATATATTTATATAACATAATTAGATACATATAAATAATTATAACACATGGGAAAAAACCGTGAACAAAAAAAGGATAAGCGTTACAACAGAAAATCATCACCAAAAAATGTATTAAATTCCAAGTATATTAGGAAAAAAATCGCAAATACGGAAAGACAAAACGCACGTTTAATTCTAAACTCTTCAGAAAATTAACGATAATTTTATTCTAATATATCTAAATTTAAATTTAATTTATCTAAATAATTGAATCTTGCTGAAAAAACTTCTGCGATTTTTTCAAGTGAAGGGGGTAGGGACTCTATCTGTGCAATCTTATTTTCTGCTTTTTTCAAACTATATGAGATATATTTTGGCATTATTAGTGCTAAGTCTTCTGGATTATCTTTTGCATAATCACTATAATATATACAATCTTTTCTAATTGCTGTATTCCAACCGGATACATCTAAATGTATATCATCAATTGAAGCATGTGTTAGTTCGTGTATTACAACATCATAAATATTAAAAGATTTATTGTATACGGCATCCATATCTGAATGAATTAATATAGTTTTTTCATTTGGAATTGCGCCCCAGTGCAATGGTTTGTTCTCTGTCCCACCTTTATTAATGTGTATACTTTTTAAACCGCATAATAAAAATCCAGGAACTCTACCAATCATTCTAGCATATTTTTTAACAATTGTTGTTGCGTTGTGTTTATCGTAGTCACTAGAATTTACGATTGCTTCAATTATTTTTTTACTTTTTTTACCGAATGTTATAAAAAATACATGCGTGTTTATATTGTGTCTGGTATTTATAGTTCGTCTATCAAAAATCGCTTTTCTTAGTTGTCCTAAATAAATAAAATTTTCACTACTATCAACAAATGATGTATTAGATTTATCGTTATAAACATCTAAATTATAATAGTCTCTAGTTAAAACTGATTCTTTATCGTCAAAACTAATATTTTTTTTTGCTGTATCTAAAGAACACATTATGTCTAACGATTTTGTTTTATCTGGCGTTCCTAAATTACATTTTATTTTATTGCATTTTATTTTATTATCAATTATACACATTTGTTTTCTATTTTTTTTCTTTCTTTTACATTTTTTAAGTATTGACTGTTTTGAACACTTTCCGTTTCGTTTCTTTCGTTTCTTTCCGCTTCGTTTCTTTCGTTTCTTTCGTTTCTTTCGTTTCTTTCCACTTCGTTTCTTTCGTTTCGTTCCGCTTCGTTTCTTTCGTTTCTTTCCATTATTGGTTTTATTTTTTACACCTTCTTGAGACAGTTTTATAGATTTAAAATATTTATAGAATAGATAAATGATAATGGTAAATAATATATATTTATTTATTCTAATACTATTTAGGATATACATAATATATTGTTATATTTTATATAAACACTTATATATGAAAAGAACTAGACGAAAATATTCAAAAAGGAAAAAGCAAAGATCGCGCCGCCAACCAAACTCATATAAACGTTATAAAAAACAAAATAGTAAAAAAACACGTAAACGACGTAAACGTGGAGGAATGTTTAAATCAAGTTCCTCGGACAATGCTGCCAATATTGTCCAGATCCAACAGCAGCACGGATGCAGCATGGAAGTTGCCCGAATGGCATATGAGGGTTTCACCCTTTACATCCCACACTTGGGTCCAGTGCGCCAAAACGGGGGGAAGTTCATCTACTTCATCATGAAAAATCTCGGTCTCGGGTTTCTCAGGAAAACAACTGGTGAAGGTGCCGCGAAGATTGA